CCTTGAAGATGGCTGGCATTGATGTGAGCAGCTATGAGCGTGGAAATGCAGAGGACAGACAGAAGGTTACTATGGATGCTATCAATAGCAGCGACAATATCCGTTTCTCTCTGAAATCTATGATGGCGAAACCTGAGGGGTGGAAACAAGCCAACAAGAAGGCTATACATATTGCTGAAGCTATTGAGCGTGACCCTAAGTTTTCTTTGAAGAACCTTGATGGCACTCTCATTAAGGCAGGAACCTACTTTAGCGGTGGCGGACTGGTTGAAGAGGGTTTGAAGGGTATCATCGACCCAGTGGTGGCAGTGGAGTATGATGAGAAGATAAGCGGTGTATATCGCAACAATTTCGGGCAGCACATCGTTACTGCCGATGTTCGTGATGTTGACCCTAAGGAGTTGGTGAAGCAGATAGATGGCGAGGTAGAGTACTTCCATGCCAGCCCAGTCTGCAAGAACTACTCTCAGGCGAAGAGTAACCATGCTGAGGTTGAACTTGACAAGGAAACTGCTGCTAGTACTGCCGAGTTTATCAATGCTGTGAAACCAAAGGTGGTGACCATTGAGAACGTGAAGGGATATAAGGATTCCGATGCCATGAAGACTATTACCGATGCTCTGGATGCCAACGGCTACACTTGGGATGCTGATGTGTATAACGCTGCTGACTATGGCGGCTATACCAACCGAGAGAGATTGATTGTCCGTGCGGTTCGTGATGGCAAACTTCCAGAAAAGCCAAAGAAGATGGCACATAAGAGTGGATGGTATGAAGCTGTGGCTGATATTATCCCGACCCTTACCGAGAAGAAGAATGGTGTGGCTCCTTGGATGGACGTTCGCTTGAAGGCTGATGGCATTGACTGGAGAAACATTGACAAGCCATTGTATGTTATGGGTAGTGCCTACGCAGACGGAAAGGTTCCTCATGCCTTCGCTGATGAACTCCTGCCTACACTCCGAACCAAGAGTGGTGATGTGATTGTGATGCCTGATGGTAAGGTATATCGTGCCATGGGCAGAGTGCTCGCAAGAGTATCAGGAGTGAGCGATGATTACAAGATGCCATTCTCTGAGAACCTGAGCCATACCATCATCGGTAACGGAATCCCTACTCAGTTGACGGAACATGTGATTGCTCCTCTACTTACTGGCTCTGACCCTAAGTTTAGCATCCGTACCTATCATGGTACTGGTGTTAGCTTTGACAAGTTCGATTTGGCTCATGCTTTTGAGGGTGAGGGAAGTGAGACTTTTGGGCATGGTGTTTATGTTACAAACTCTAAGAAAATAGGTGATAATTACGCACAACGTGCAAAAGATAGAAAAGGGAAGTTTGGCTTTGATTATAAGATTGATATGTCTGCTGAGGCTGGAGAAATGCTTAGCCATTATATCAATAAAAACCAAGATGTAGATAAGGGCTTAGAAAACGCTAGACAAGATTTGAAGTCTGCTTTGGAAATGTTCCCTGATGATGAGACGTTGAAAGAGTTGTCTGCTATTTTACAAAAGAATAATAATGAGATAGCTGAGTCTAGCAATGAAGCTTATCGTTATGATGTTGATATACCTGACGATAATGGTGAAAACTACCTTGGATGGAATGAGTCTCAAAACTTCCCATTGGAAAAATGGTACAGACTTTGGGAAATTACCCATCATGGTTTTAGTGATAACGAGTATTTCAAAGATGGTGGAGCGAGATATGATAAAGATAGGATTGAGCGTATTATCCAAATGAAACTTGATTCTCCTGAGAATGGTATGCAGAAACTTCCTACATTGAAAGGTGAAGAACTTTATCATGCTTTGGAAGATTTCTTTGACCGTGAAAGACCTTTGCGTGGTGCAAAATTAGCATCAAGGGCTTTGAGCGAAATAGGCTTTGTCGGCATCAAGTACCCTGCTGGCATGATTCATGGCGGTGCTGAGGAAGCCGATTACAACTATGTGATATTCGATGAGAATAATGCCAATATCGTGGGCAATACCAAGTTCTCCTTGCGCTATGACAAGTTTGAGCATGACCTGAACCAGTGGAAGAAGGATAATAATCTGCCTAAGGATGCCCAGCGACCAACCATCCCACAACGTAACGCTGGCGAGAGTGCCGTTGACTTCCTGAGGAGAGTGGACGAGTACCGCAAACAGATGGCTCTGTGGAAGACTGCTCCAACCTACGAGCAGCATCTTCTGAGTAATGATACTGCCCTTGGAGAGTTCAACCGAGAGTTGCAGCGTGGTTCTGTGCTCAAACGTATCGCCTTCCAAGATAGTATGCTGGCTATCCGCAAGGCTCAGAAAGCTATCATGAAGGAAGTGGGTGTTGACCGCCTGAATATGGCTGAGGATGCCTATACTGCCGAGAACCGCAGTCATGGCAAGGGAAAGAACGAGTTTGAGGAGTACAACAATGAGTTCTTGCAGCCATTGAGAAAGGCTTATCATCAGATGAAGAAGGTACTGGGCGATAGCTATGATAATGTCCGTATCTACATGATGGCTAAGCATGGCTTGGAGCGTGATGCGCAGATGGCATTCAAGAAGTCTCTGGAAGCTGACTATGAGGACGTGGCTCAGAGAAGTGCGGCATACAAGGCTTACAAGGGCGATATGAACCGTATCATTAATGATAGCGACCTAGAGTTTGGCAGAGTAGACTTCACTACTTGGAGACAGAGAGACAATGCACTCAGGGTGAAATATTCTCCATCTTATATGGACTATCGTTACGACAAGAATGGTATTGCTTACGATTACTCAGGTTTGTCTGCTCTCTTTGATGGCTCAGACTTTGAGGAAGCTGCCCATAAACTGGTAAAGGATATTGAGAGTAAGTATGTATCTGAGACCCACAACCTCTGGGACGCAACGAATGCGGCTACCAAGAAGATTCTCCGTGATGGCTATAAGGCTGGCATGATGAGCAAAGATACTTATCAGTATGTGAGTGATATGTATAGCCATTATATTCCTCTCCGTGGCTGGGATGGTACTACTGCCGACCAAGTATGGGACTATATCGGTGGCGGCAAGGGTGCGTTTAATCAGACTTTGAAGAAGGCACACGGACGAACCTCTATCGCTGATGACCCTATCGCATACATCGAGAATATGGCAGAGAGCGGAATCCTGCTGAACAACAAGAACTGGGTGAAACAACACCTGATGCTCTTGGCTCAGAATCATCCTACCTCTCTTCTTACCCTGAGCAAGGCTTGGTATGTGAAGAGTGTGGATGATAACGGCAACGAGGAGTGGATTCCTGCTACACCTCAGATTACTTCTCAGATGGATAGCAATCAGGTGAAGGCTGCTATTGATGCTTTCGAGAAGAAGATGGAGCAGATGGCTCAGACTGGCGATGCTACCCAGCAGAGAGCCGGATTGAACATTGCCTATCCTCAGACTCACAGCGAGGAGAGAGAACATGAGGTAAGAGTGATGAAGGATGGCGAGGAGTACGTTATCTATGTGAATGGTGACCCTCAGTTGGCTCAGGCGATGAACAACACCAGAGCACACCGAGTAAGAGAGATTCAGAGCGGAATACTGGATAGGGCTGCTGCTTGGTTGGGCAGAAAGATGGCTGCTGCCTATACCAGTCTTTCACCTCTCTTTATCCCTTCCAACTACTTCCGAGACCTGACCATGACGCTGGCATCTACCGCTATTCGTGAGGATGCAAAGTACAACTATCTGCTCAGAAAGAATCTCGCTACCTCTTGGAATCTCGGTTTCATGCTGAGAGACTATCAGAACGGCAAGTTGAGAGATAAGGTAAACAACGGAAACGCTACTCTAAAGGAACAGATGTTCTATGACTTCATGATGAATGGTGGCGAGACTGGATTTGTCTCTTCGCTTGATGTGGAAGACTTGAAGAAGAAATTCAAGAATGACTTGAAGGATTTGGATAGATGGAAGGCGAACCCAGTTAAGGTAGGGCATACCATCGTGGATAGTATCGAGTTCCTGAACAGAATGATTGAGGATAGTAACCGATTTGCGGTTTACATGGCCTCTATTCAGTATGGACGTTCCATTGATGAGGCTGTGAATGATGCCAAGGACGTGACTCTGAACTTCAACCGCAAGGGTACTGGCGAATATGGCTGGCAGATGATTAGAAATCTCTATCTCTTCATCAACCCAGCGGTACAGAGTTTGCAGACATTGGGTGCGCTTGCTAAGCATCATCCATTCAAGTTCACGGCTGTTACTGCATCATGGTTGGCGAGTGGTGTGCTGGTTCCTATCGTTAACGCTGCCCTGATGAGTCTGTTGGGTGGTGATGATGATAAGGATAAGTACTGGCAGTTCACCAAGTGGGATAGACGAAACAACCTGATTATGTGGGTTCCGTTTACTCATGAGTATGTGAAGATTCCGCTTGCTCAGGAGTTCCGTGCCTTCTATGGAATAGGTGATATGATTGCATCCAAGATGATGGGTGGCGAGTTGGCTGAGGAAAGTTGGAGCCAGTATGCAGAAGACTTGCTCGGTCAGGTGGTGGATATGCTTCCGCTCGACCCTACTGGATATGATGGCAATATTGCGGTCAGTCTGATGCCGAATGCTATTCGCCCAGTCTTTGAGTTGGCTTTCAATGTAGACTTCACTGGCAAGCCATTATTCAAGGAGACAGAGTATAACAAGTATGACCCGAACTTTACCAAGGCATACGTGGGTACTCCTGATTGGCTGGTTCGTGCATCTAGGATGGTTAACTCAATCGGAAACGACTATCCTGATGTGCAGCAGAATAGCATAGATGCTTTTGGTGACCCAAAATACAATCTGAATAACCCTGCTGTGGTTGACCATGTATTGTCTTCTTATCTCGGTGGTGCTTACACCATGGGCAGTCAGGTTCTTGGTGTTCTTACCAAGTCACTCAACGACCCGAAGGAAATCAAGGTGGCTGATATTCCATTATTCAGCAAGTTCGTCAGCAATCCTGATGATAGACCGGTTACTAAGAAACAAGGTGATGAGTTCTGGAATATGAAGGAGAACCACGACCGTGCAGCCAATACCCTGAGCAAGTTGAAGAAACAAGCTAAGGATGATGGCGATTACTCTATGCTGGAGCGGTTCTACGGCTCTGATGAGTATAAGCAGTACAAGCAGGATGATGTGAAGGTGAAGAAGTATGAGGAAGACAAGAAGAAGGAACGTGCTGAGGAGAGTGGGGAGGAGTATAGACCTCACAAGTTGAATGCCGAGGATATATACAAGGCTCATGCTACCCCAAAGGATGATTTCGAGGACTTGAAGCTGAAACAACTCTACACCAAACTGAACGGATTCAAGACTTCCTATGACCTCTTGGTTGATACGGCTCCTAGTCAGAGTGATGGCTACTACAACACCAACAAGGCTGCCATTGATGCCATTGATGAGATTTCCCTTGATAAGCAGGAGATTTCCGAGTTGAAGAAAGGTTTCTTGGATGATGGCAAGGATGCCTACAACGCTGATGACATGAAACAGATTCGTGACCTGAGAAAGAAGATTCTTTCTGTGCTGGAGAAGGCTAACAAGGTAGTTGTGGCTAACCAGAAGGCGAAGTCTGAGAAGTAATACATATATGACTATCCCCTGAAAGTGCTAGGCTTTCGGGGGATAATTGCTTTCAATCTGAAACTTTTTCCCTCTATTTCTTGTGCAAATCTAATAATCTGTAAATATTTACAAAGTTTAACTTTTAAAGTTGTGCATAAATATAGCTGTTTCCTAGTTTCTTATTATATTTGCTACCTCTAAGAATTTTTGATTAAATCAGCAAAAGAATCTCAAACATATAAACTTAAAAAAAACAATGGCTTATGAGAAAAGAAGAAGACGAAGACCTACGAGTCAAGAAGTTAATTGGAGAGATTACAAAACTTCTCCCCGAACGCAGCAAGATTAAGACGGACTTGCTTTATTTCAAGTATGCGCCTATATTGGTCATGCTTTTCAGATGGTATGGTATATCTCAGTTCTACGACAATAAAATGGAGATTACACTATGGTACGAAGAGAATGAGGAACCAGTCTGGTACTTCTACTTCATCACTTACATTCTTTACCCGATTTCTCTTTGGAAAGGTCAGGTGTTGCACAGATTGTGTGTAGAGTGGCGCATCCCGATACTCTATACCGCAGGAGTCAATGTGATACACATCATGTTCGGCTCTATCGTTATCACAAACAATATGTACTATTGTGATATGTTCCTGATTACACTTATTTTAATTTTATATGCTTATGTCGCAATTAGTAAATTACAGCATCATCGAAGCTGGACTTCGTGCTCTCGCAGATAAGGCACACGAATCAGCAGTTGCCCAAGCAGAGGGCAAGCCTATCCCTTGCGGTCTGTCGGAAGGAGATATGGAACTTGTGGCACTCCTTACTGCCATGATGAATGATACGCAAGCCAACAAGGGATGGTGTGCTCACGAAATGGGCAAGTCTATCTCATCCTTTGAAAAGTATGTTCACGATGGCAAGATACCCGAAGGCATCCACGACCAGTTCGGGCATGAGAAGAAGTGGAATAAGTCGCTTATCCGATACTTTGCCAACAAGAAGGCTTTCTTCCGCAAGTTATCACGAAAGTATGGCATAAACCTCTAGTAACAGCAACACCTTATTATATATAGGAGAGACCCAATCGCCCCTCCTGTATATTTATGACCTTTTCCGTAACCATAAATCTTTGCTCGTCAAGCACTTATATAATCTTTTACGAGTTTATCTATATCTATCCATATTATTCGTATCTTTGTGCTCGTAACGTTACAAAGTGAGAATCATAATTTAGTGTTTAACAAAAAAAAGATTCAGGATAATATGGAAAGTAAAACGTATGTATTCGGAAACGAAGGCTCAACATCTAATAATGGGATGCTCGGTCTTCTTGCGCCTCTGCTCCAGAAGCAGGGTGTTGACCCAAATGTCCTTCTTGCCATGAAGGGAAACAATGGTTTCGGTGGCGAAGGTGGATGGTTTATCTGGGTAATTTTCCTCTTCCTTATGGGATTTGGAGGTAACGGCTGGGGTGGTTTCGGCAATAATGGTCGTGGTGGTCTCGCCAACGAGATTAACAATGACTATGGTCGTGGTCTCCTGATGGATGCCATCGGTGGCAACCGCAATGCACTCAGCAATTTGGCTACCCAGTTGAACTGCACCGAAGGTCAGATTCAGAGTGCCATTTCTGCCTTGACCTCTCAGGTTCAGAGTGTAGGTAATCAGGTTGGTATGAGCGGCATGCAGACTATCAATGCTTTGCAGCAGGGTAACATGCAGATTGCTCAGCAGATTGCAAACTGCTGCTGCGAGAACCGCTTGGCTATCTGTCAGCAGACTGGAACCTTGCAGAATGCAATTAATAACGTAGCAGTAGGTCAGGAGCGTGCGGCTTCTTCCCTTGCCTATGCTACCAAAGACCAGTCTTGTGAGTTAAAAAATGCCATCAAGGAAAGCACTCAGACCATCGTTGACGGACAAAAGCAAGCTGAGTTCAGGGAAATGCAGAACAAGATTGATGCTCTTCGTGAAGAGAACAGCACATTCAAGTCTTCTGCTATGACCTCTCAGATTGTAGGTCAGGCGGTGGCTCCTATCAATCAGGTACTGGCTGGCTTGCAGAACGAGGTGGCTGGTATCAAGTGTAAGTTGCCTGAGACCGTAACTACTCCTTACAGCCCATTTACTGCGGTTCCTAACTGCGTGGCTTATCAGGCTGGCTTGTATGGTTTGAATGCTGCTAACAATGCAGGATTCTGGGGTTAATAAGGAAAGGAGGCTGCTATGTTTTGGTTAAGACCATATACAAGGGTGAATCGTAATGGTTCGGCAGCTATCGCTTCTACGGGCGTGGTTGTGAACACCAACAATGTTGTTTTCTCGTTCAAAAACCACGCCTTCCTGAATGCCAGCTATAGAGGAACGATTTTCGTGAACCTGATGCAGGCTATTCCGACTGGAACGACTGGTACGCTGCCTATCCTTTTCGAGACCAACGGAAGTTCTCAGGCTGTGACCAAGTATAATGGCGCACCATTGACGGTTGCAGACGTGCAGGGAACTGGTGTTTATCAGTTTTGGTTTGAGAGAGATACTAACACCCTACAGATGATGTCGGGTATTGTTTAACAAGAATAGATAATAGGAGATTACATTATGTTTCAAGGTTTAAGAACTAATTCTTTATTCTATGTCCTAGACAAGGGCGAGAACCCGAACTTGCGAATCGGTCAGGTGGTTTCAGTAAGCAATCCTCAGACGAAATACCCTACCTTTAACAACGGCTTTACTCCTCAGCCTATGGAGACCGTAGTGGACGTGAAGGTGAAGCTGGGTGATGAGGAAGTGGATTTCAAGCAACTGCCAGCAAACGGACAGATAGCCAACGACAAGAACCTTGTGGTTAGCGACAATAAGGATGCTATGAGTGCAGAGGTGGATGCCATGCTGAGACAATCCAAGGCGATACTGGAGAGCGTAGATTACAACAAGAGGGTAGTAGAATCTTGTGAGGGAATGCTACAGCAACTCAACCCCCAGATAGCCAAGGATAAGGAACAGACCGAGAAAATCAATAAACTGGAAGGTAAGGTTTCAGGTATTGAGGGTAAGATTGACAAGATGCTGGGATGGCTCCAGCAGACCATGAGCAAGTAATCTCCTATCTATTCACTTAAAATCATAAGATTATGGTAATGATTGAGATTACAGAAGATAAGTTCGATGATTTGTATGACAACATCGAATCCATGCTTGGTTTTGGCAGCAAGGCTATGTCTTGTCTGAAAAAGATGAAGCAGGAGCGTATGGGTGAGCGTATGCCTGATTATCGTGACGATTGGAGAAGAGAGCGTGAGGAACGTGAAGAGCGTGAGAACAGACGTAGATTCAACAACGTGAACGATGATTGGAACTACCCGAACCGCTATGGTGAAAGAGGTGGTGGCGGCTACAATGGTGGCGGTCGCTAGTGTTTAACTTGGGAGTTTTGGTAGCGATATTTATGTCGGAACCAGACTCCCTTTAATATTCAGTTCAGTAATATGGGAAAATGCAGAATGCCATTGGATATGTATGACCTCAAACCTGAGGGAATGGTTTCTTATCTCAGATACAATGGCCATCATTTCAGCAAGAAGATGTGCGAGTGGGCGGTGAGCCTGATGTATAAGTATGACCCTTCCTCCAAGCGTGATGTAAGTGTCTCGTTTTGGGATAAGGAGAAGGTGGATTCCCTTCTGCTTGGTCAGGGAATAGAGGTGAAGAATAAGATAGGCTACGACCATGTATATGTGGCGAATATGGCGAGGGCAGACTTCTACAAGTCTTCCATCAAAGATGAGGAGCAGCTAGCCCAGTTTATCAAGGACATGGTGGATGATGCCGACCAGAAGGATGGTTTCATCTTTAATAGATTTTATGCCGACTGCTGCCATAATGGTGTACCTATCCCTTGGGAAGATGTGTTATGATAAGAAGAGTAATACAACTCCCGAAGTACGAATGGAGCATAGTATGTTTCATAGGTTATCAGCCACCTGATGCCGATGAGATATGCCATGCTCTTTCGGATATTGGCTGCAACGGAAATCCTTTATCGGAAGCCTACGAGCATTTGACTAAGCAGAGCGCAGACAGAGGTCTTACCTATTCCAACCTATCAGAAAGAAGGAGTATTCTTGCCATTGGGGAGTGTGAATCTGATGGCAGCATCATCAATACAATAGGTAATGAGCTTCTTCATGTTGTAGCACATATCTGTGAGCAGGATAGGATAGATATGCTTAGCGAGGAGCCATGCTATATGATGGGGAGTTTGTGCGAGAAGTTCTTCAAGGTGTATTGTTAATATGTATGGGGGTGCAGGCTTGCTGCAAAAGAAAAGGGCGAATCTTTCGACTCACCCTTCTTCTTTATTTATGAAGTCAGCGACTTAGAGTTCAAAAATTATAAACGTAACATCTAGCTATAGGAATGATGCTATATTGCGTTGTTATACAAATTTTTTGTGCATTTGTAGGTACTACTGTTGTATATACAGCTTCAAAACCTTCTAATTTAGGGTCAGTTTGGAAAGAGGAAATCAATGTTCCTGAAGCATCCTTGAAACCACAATACGTAGAACCATGTGAAGATGCTTCTATGTAAATTTTCTTTCCTACGTGTTCACTTATGTCTGCTTCCCCATAATGACAAGCAGTAAGGTCTTGAAGATTACCATTGGAATCCATGTACTTTTGTTGCGTGATAATTAACTCAATTTCTGTCGCACCAGTATATATTTGTTTCAATTGGCGATTTCTAGGGGATTTATTTCCAAGATTCTCCAAAAGAATATTATTTTCTAGTGTTAGGCGAAGTGATTTTATCAATGCACGTTTATTTGTTGGGAAAACAAGAAGATGTTTCCCTTCTTTATTCTTGGTAAATGTAGTATATCCATTTCCAGCTAGCTTTACTGTACCTCGATGGACGGAAGTGCCAGGCAAATCCTCTATACTATCTTGTGCTGCTAGTAAAACAGTTATTGGGTCCCAAACTGGTCTGCCATCGGTAGCCTTATAAGCTTCTAGCATTTTATACAGAATATCTTCCGTATATCCTTTATCCTTCAAAATTTTACCAGCAGCGATACTTCCACCATAGACGAAAGGACAGAAAATAATGTCACAAGTAGCATTATTCAGCACAAAATTGGAATCGGTTATAACAGTAGCATCCGCAGGACCAGCACCAGTTACTCCAGATATATTGTATTCCTTTGAATATCCACTGAAATTTCCACCCATGAAGTATATTTTATTCACTTTACTGTTAAACAAATCCTTGTTTGTTCTCAAAACATCAGCCAAACAAGTAAGGTGTCCTAAGCATATTATATCACATTTTTCACCAACAGGGAGTGTTCTTAACGCTCTTAGATAAAAGTCCAAAGAATCCTCAACACCTTCATTTGAGAAAACATTTCTTGGATATTTCTCACAAGCCTTAGTGTATGATGAGTTTTGCAAAGTAGCATTTTTGTTTATGGCTATAGGCACATTCCATCTACCGCTTTCACACAACAATGCACTCATCGCAGCAGAACTGTATTCTGATTTCTCGGACATATTGATACCTAATATGTCAAATGCCCCAACACTTTCATAATGGCAAAGTATTCTAATGGCTACAGCATCATCTACATCACCGCAGAAATCCGTATCACAAATTACTTTTTTATGTCTTACTGAATTAATGTCATTTTCTAGTTCTCCCATGAAAGCAAGATTAGACATATATCCAACAACTTCTGGACGATTATTCTCGAATACATTGGTTTGAGAAGATAAAAAACAAGTTTTTGCTGTTTCTGGAATCTTCTCAATAGTCAAAAATGCTTCTCTTGCATAAACACTTCTATTGAATGAGTTGAAAAAGCTAAGAACATTACCTTCGGAGTCCTTAAACCCACAGAAACCAAGGTCTTGAACAGCGCATATCTTACATATCAAGTATAAACCATGCTTGTCTGAAACATCAAAAGAGGCACAAGAAGCCCAATCTTCCTTAACTAATTCTCCCGTCTCATCATAGCGGAATCCTTGCGTAAACGCTACATCATTAAAACGACTTCTATTGTCTATTACATAGTTGCTAAATCCATATGCTTCCGCAATGTAATATATCAAAGGAAAGAATGTTTCTTTTCTGTCCTTGTATTCTTTTAGCGTAATGGATTCTAAGTAAAAATTTCGTTTTACATTATACTGGAAATCACTTATGTCTATTCCAAGAACTGAGTCATTTTGAATCTGGCATTTTCCATCTGAAAGAACACTGCAATTATCTCCGCCATTGACGGAGCAAACTATGTTGTTGAATTGAAATACCACATTATTATCAGCTTGCTTGCTTAGCGAGTACCATCCTTGCATTCTGAATAGCACGCAATTATCCCTATCCTTAGAATATCCAATTACTCCAAAGTCACTGCCAATATTACCTTGTGTTGACAAGAAGCACGTTTTGGCATCATAAGGTATAAACTCTGAGGTTATAGCAAAGACATCTTTGTTGCTTTCCGCAGTATGGAAAGTCTTCAACACAACTCCATCGGAGTTTTTGAATCCACATCTGGCTAAACTGTTTTTCTTGCATAACAATTGTACTATAATACGTTGTCCTTGTTTAGCTGTTACATCAAATTCTGTATTGTACGCCCATTCTGCATTTTGTAGAACTCCATCTATGTCAAAGTATGAACCTTGTGTAAATGGTATATCCAAATAACGCTCAGGCTTGTTAAAAGGAAGAAATTTTGCATAAAGTGTTTCTCCGTAGATTTTGTAGCCTAACGTGTTTGGGTGAATTTTGTCTGAGCAAAAAACTTCTTGTGTTAGGATGTCAGAGTTTCCATTGGAAAATGGCATACTGTCACCTTGTATCACATTGTATGAGTATTTTTCCGCAATCTCAGTTATGGCTCGTCTTATATCAATAAGTTGCGAATCATGTTGTTGCAGAGCCTCATTGATTGGGGTAATGAATGTAACTACCAATGAAGGGTAATTTTCTTGGAGATACATACAAAGGGTGTTGATAGTTTCTCTTACCTCTTGATAAGAGAGTCCATTTGCTGCATCGTTCCTACCTCCCGCAATGAAACAGTAGTTAAAACCTTGAAGATTTGTTTTACGTACATTATACGATATACGTGTAAACGAAATGCCATTCTCTCCGTAATTAGTACACTCTAATCCTGTTAACTTTTCAAAAATAGAAACATAGTTGTTTTCATTTCTCTTGTTCTCTGCGTCAGCATCATACCCATATGTTATGCTATCTCCAAAGAAACAAGCAGACTTGGCTGGATGGAAGATAATTGGATTGTGTATGTAATCTTTCAGTTTATACTCGGTGTAACTGCTAGATAAGTCACTGAGTTTAGAATCTACAGAAAACCAGTTTGCTGGGTCTGCTGACCATGCATTTGCCTTTAAAGTATAGCGGTAGATGGTACCACCTGATTTGTAGGTGATGGTGAGACCTACCTTCTGAAATGTGGTAGGAACAGAGTTGATGGCATCTTGGAGAGTAGTATGGGTTACGGTTCCACCTTTTGAGCAGTCGTATGTTAGGATGCCTAGCTTGCCTACCTCGGCTGAAAGAAAGTCTGTTTCGCCACCAGTAATAGCATCATTGACTAGTGTCTTGTTGCTCGCATCGGCTACACCGCTGTTTCCCTGCATACCAACTTCACCTTTGTCACCCTTATCACCTTTGTCTCCTTTATCACCTTTGCTACCTTTACTACCATTGTAAAACTTAACTTGCTCGGACGTACCATCATGACGGGTTAGAGTGATAACATTCTCGCCACCATCCTCTGCACTTTGCTTGGTTTGTTTTAAGGAATCAAAGGAATTGTCGGTGCGAGTCTTCATTTCTTTATTGATGTCTGACTGCATCTTTCTTCTGTCCTTGTCGAAGATGTTGTCGGAATTAGCCAACTTACCATCTTTTCGACCTGAAACGAGTGTTTCGTTATATCTTTGTTCTGACATATTTATATTATTTTATGTTATATAATCGTTATTGTGGAATCGCCTGAAATCAATTCATCGGAATGATAATAGTATAGTTCTCCTATCTTACTCTGCTGCATTCCCAATGGCAAACCACCTTGAAGGAATGTGAGAGGAACAGATGATACTACCCAGATGATGTCTTCATTTTCGGTTGTACTGATGGTTATTGTCTGTCCAGAGAGAACACCTGAGAATTGTTGTAAGTATTCGACATTAACCTTGTTAGGGTCTGTGGTAGATAAAGCACCATAGTAAGAGAAAATGACATCTTCTTTTGTGTTCAGTTCTATCCAGTACTTCGCATTGTACATACCTCCCATTTCACCCTCTACGATGCCGAGAGGAATATGTGACTTGCCATTTCGCTCCACGATACGGAAAAGGCGGTGCTCGATGCTACAGATGTCGTTTCCGTTGTACTTGCCACGAATGGTAATGCCATATAGTCCTTCCTCTAGAAATGGTGGGAACTTGACACAAATATCACTCGGTTCTACTTCACTATTATTTGTTCCGCTCTGAACAAAAGGCATTTTTGCTACACACTCTCCAAAGGCATCAGTAAGATGTACTTCTAGATTACTGATGGCAGCCACGTCAATATCTTCCAACATCTGCTTATTCTTGCTGATGTAGGCTTTCTGAAGCTTGATGAAAAGGTCGAAGCTGTTACCTTTAACAATCTTATAAATATCCATATACGTATACATTATTAATAATAGGCAAAGATAGGCAGAATTTTCTCCACCTATCTTTTATCCGTTGATTTAGGGCAGAAAAAATTTAGATTAAGCCCTTCCATCTGAGAAATTTGCGCTTGCGGCTGCGCTTTCCCTTCTCACTCTTGCAGTTGGTATGATAGACACAATCCTTGAAGAGGTCTCTGACCTTCATGTCGTTATCTACCAGTTTTGTCTTCTTGAATGCCTCGAAAAGAGGGCGGTTCATAATCATCAGGTTGCCCTTCTGTGTAGGAAGAACATAGAAGATTTCACCATTGTTCTTTTTTGATGCGTAGTCTGCCTTAGCCGTAGCTTGGCGGTACATGATTTCGCACTTGATGCGCTTGATAATCTTTGTTACTTTCATAATCGTAATTATTTGTTCGTGAAACTATATGATGGTTGCTGCCGAAACAGAAACCTTTCTTCTCATTACTCTTGCCTGAATCTGTATCATCTTTGGCATTTCCATTTCGTTGAAACAGATGTGGAGTCCGATGGCTCTAGTCATGAGCAAATCATCGTGCTTTCCGTCTGCTGCCTCGTATACGGTTCCGTTCTTCTCGTAGGTGAGATATTCATCTAAGCATCTATCGTCTCGCTCTACATAGAGTTGTTCACGGATAACCTGAACCAATACTGAGATAACCATTGGCTTGGTTGCCACGTTGGTATGGAATCCGTACTTCACTGGAACCTTATTCTTGATGTCTGATTCACTCTGCTTGCGTGCATAGAGGTTGTCGTATACGTCCTTGATTTGATTCAGAATGAACTCAGACTGGTCACCACCTTCCAAGATGTGCTCCTTGTCTTTCGTCTCCAAGGTGTTGGATTCAATCACCAGCAGAGCATCGTTGTAGTATTTGGCTATCTGAGCCGCCTTCCATGCCAGCAAGTCCATATCAATGTGCCCATACCATTGGGCTACCACATACGGTTTGCCACCTTCCATCATCCAATAGCGGTCGAAGACACAGATAACAGACCAGTCGGCATTCTTGCTACGTCCACCAATATCCACTACGACCAGATAGCGGTTTATCACCTTACAATCGTCAAATGTCTCAGGCTTGCTCCATATCCACAACTGCCCCTGCTTGTCTTCACAGAATCGGACATTCTGCATACACTTCTTGCCCTTATATCCATCACCATAAACATCACCGATGAACTTAGGTGCTCGGCATCCCTTGCGGAATTTGTCAACCTTGTCCTCTGCAAAGACCTTGGCTCCTGAATGTTTGAATGCTTCAATATCATCGGTAGGGTAGCCAGCAGCCATATCAGCATGGTCGGTGAATTTCCTACGCTCAGCAATATACCAGTTGATGGCTTCGAGTGGAGCACCCAGTGTCCATAACTTCCAAAGATAGGTACATGGCTCCTCTCGGTCTGACATCGTATTGGTATTGTTGCGGTTCTCATATAGCCATTTTGCAAATTCTACCTTCTGTTTCTTGCTTTCAAATTCAAGATGATACATATCGTATATCTCGTACCAAGGAACGAAGAACGGCTCAAACTGAGATTGTCCCTTTTTGGCGGCAAGCCATTCCTTGTGGAAGAAGTTGCCAGTACCATTGGCGGTGGATTCATAGGCAATCATCGTGTATGGTCGGTACAAAATACCATTTGTTGCGTTCTGCACCACCTCCTCAGGAGATTTACCATCCGTCTTTTTCCACAAACCAACCTCGGAAAGGTGAACTAAGTTGTAGTCTTCACCATTGGCTGACAATGGTCGTTCCATGGAACCCACCTTAATCTTGCAGAATCGCTGAGGAACCTTCTTTACGTTGCCTGATGTTCCCACTCCAACAAACTTCGGTTCGTTCTCAGAGAACGCTTCTCCCATTTCGTAGAGGAACTTGGTTGGGAAGTTTTTCAGAGCTTCCTTGAACATTCCTCGGATAGTCTCTGCTGTGTCCTTCACCTGAGCCACGATGAGCGAGTTGAGACCCTTCTGCCACATGAGTTGCAGCCAGAGGAAGTACATCTGAATAACCGTAGAACCTCCCCATTGTCTGGCTTTTAGCAGGATGAGACGGATAGGGCGATTCTTCTTTCTTCGCTCCTCCAGCCACCTGAGCAGTCTGCGCTGCGGTCTTCTGAGCACAAAACGGAAGGGGAGACCTCCACCTTTCGGTTTGATATAGATGAATGTCGCAAAGAAGAAGAAGGGGTCGTGTTTCATCCTGATGCGAGTAAACTGCTCCACCAGTTGCTCAATTTCTTCCTCTAGGTTGTACGGCTCGTCTATATCCTTGTGCAGTTCCTCGATTACCGCCTTGCAGCTACCAAACTCGATGAGCATCTTGACGAGCGGAATCTTTTTCATCGAAACTGGAAGCTGCTGTCTCTGAATCGGGAAATCAGGAAGGAAGAGCAGGAATCGCTTATCTCCACAACCTTCACCCTTGATAGGATTGAAGGGTGTGTTGATTTCCTTGATGCGTTTCTCGTTCTCTTTCAGGATGCCCAGTACGTGTTTGTCTAGAGCATCAGTCAGTTTGGCGGTTACTTGTCTTGGCATAGCGGTGCATTTAAATAACCCCACAACAGGCCAAGTACATAGCAATAGATGTGTACTCCAACTGCCATGCAAGGGAAGAAGATTCCAACACAGATATATAGGAGAATGGTGAGATTGTATCTTACCTTATTCTCCACGTATGGGGCAATAAAGCCCATGTAAGCATAGATAAAGCCGCTTAGACCGATGATTGGCACGGATGAGGTGAATGGATAGCTGATGGCTATGAGATAGAATGCCACCAAGTGACCGATGCCACAAGGGATGGCTCGGTAGCATTGATGGAAGACATAAAGGTTGATGGCAGCATGAAAGAAGTTCTGATGAAAGAAAGGGTAGCTTAGTCGGTTCTGAATAGAACAATCGTCAAAGAGGCCCATGCCATCATATCCAAGAAAAGTGATACACATTATTATAATGTACCCAGCATAAAGCGCAATCTTCTCTTTCGTCTCTCGTAGCATCTTTGCTTCTCCTCCTTTCTCACCCTGCTAAGAATTACGTGTATGCTTTGAGGAGTCAAATAGAAACTGGGTGCTTTTTCAGCACATACACGTTTGATAATATCCATATTACTGAGATATGGCTCATTACTCTTATGAATCTGGAATCGTCTGAAAATCTCCTGATACATTTCCTTTCGGGTAGGTATCATGTTATCAAGAGGTTTTCCTTTCAGTAAGTCTAATATGACTATATAAGCACGGTCTTCTGAAACCCAAAATCTTCTGCTCGGAGATTGGGCTAGCTTTTCCTCAATCTCTGAGAGTCTGATATTGTCTCTTACATTAATAATTTCTTTGTAAGCCCTCAATAAATCAGCATCACGTTCCTCTATAAAATAGCATCGTGAATCCTTATATTTCATATCTGACCCTGCAAATATACAAAAAAGTATTGAATTAGTCGCATCCGATTAGACTAAATTAACGGATAAAAGATGAAAATCGGGAAAAAGCATTAATTTTGGGCATTGATTTATAAATATACACATATATATATGGACGAAAATACAAATATTGAGCAGAATGCTGGTGCAGCAAAACAGCAAGATACCAAGACCAAGAGAGACTTGGCTTTGGAGCGTTTGAAGACCCGCCATCCTAATACTGAGTATGCGGATGATGAGGCTATGTATGGCGCAATCAATGATGATTATGATGCCGACCAGAAGGCTTTGCAGGGTTACAAGGATAATGAGAAGGCGATGGGCGATTGGCTGGGTAGTGACCCTGAGGCGGCTACCTTCCTGCAAGCAATGAAGGCTGGCAAGAGTCCTTACGCTGAGTTGATTCGTACACATGGGGAGGATGCCATTGATTACTATTCTGACCCTGACAATGCGGATGAGATTGCATCGGCTCAGTCGGAGTTCTTGCAGAATGCTGCCAACGGCAAGAAATTGCAGGAGGAGTATGACAAGAACATGCCTTCCAGCTATGAGGTGTTCGACAAGTTGGAGGAGAAGTATGGCGAGGAAGCTGTGAACGATGCCATCGACCAGTGCTTTCAGACTATGCGTAATGTGGTGACTGGCAAGTTTACAGAGGAAATGATTACTGCTTTCATCAAGGCAAAGAACCATGATACCGATGTGGCTGATGCTGCCCATGAGGGTGAGGTTCGTGGCAAGAACAGCAAGCACGTCAAGAACCTTGAACTGAGAAAGAAGGGTGATGGTACTGCCGACCTTGATTCTGCCAATGCAGAGACCAAGCCAACAGATAACCAGCCAAATCTTGGTGCGCTTAGCAGAGCATCACGAAGGGGTAATATCTGGGAGCGTGGCAACGAAAAGAGAACACGCATGCGATAAGGTAGAAAGATAATATATAATGTTTAATTAATATTTAGGATAACAATGAAGAAAAGTAGATTTAATCGGCTGTTTTCCATCTTTTTGATGGTTATGGCAGTTATTTTTGGAGTGAATGGTAATGTTATCATGGCTGAGGCGGCTCTGCCTGATGGCGGTACTACCGAGAGTGGTCATGCTGCTGAGGCTGGTGGTGCTACTGCTGCCGATAATGCTGGCAATGGTGGTGCTGCTCGTCAGAATGATGGTATTGCTACAGAGGGCAAGGGTCGTGAGACTTATAATGAGAATGGTACGGAGTTCTATGAGAACGACATCAATGACAAGATTACCAAGATTCGCCCGACGGCTACTCCAGTTGACCAGATTTCACGCTATGCGACAACCAAGTCTGCCAACTCATTTGTAGTTGAGTATTGGAGTATCGGTACACGTCCTATCAAGACTACCGTGAAGGAAGCAACCGTGGAGAGTACTGGTACATCTATGGTATTGAAGGTTGAAGACCCTGAAATGTTTACGTTGGATGATACCATCCGAGTGGTAGGTGTTAAGGCGATTACCAATTATGAAGGTAAGGCTTATGCAGACCTTACCGATGAGCCTACTCCTGACTTGGAACTTTGTGTCTGCGGTAAGGACACAGAGGGTTTCCCAATCGTGTTTGCCGTAAATGGTAATCTGGTAAAGAAGCAGGCTATCGGTATTCCAGCCTTGAAGAAGGGTCAGAAACTTATCCGTATGGCGAAGAGTTGCGGTGAGTTGGATGTACAGACGGGTCGTTTCAATAATCTTCCTGATTCTGATATTCAGTACTGCCAGAACTTTATGATTCAGGTTGAGGAGAGTACCTTCAATAAGATTGCTGCTAAGCGAGTGGATTGGGATTTCTCTGACATTGAGGAGGATAGCATCTATGATATGCGTCTTGCAATGGAGGGTACTTATCTCTTCGGTGATATGGCTTGCATCAAGCACACTACCAAGAATAACTCGGCTCAGTGGTTCACAAAGGGCATCTGGTGGATGGCAGGTAAGGATATTGAGGTAGGTCATATTGCTACTGCTGACGAGGTTTCGAAGGGTTACAACAAGAATGAGCGAGTGATTACTGATTTGGAGTTGGTTGATATTTCAAAGGACTTGTTTGTGGGTACTGGTATCGGCAACAAGCGCAAGGTAATTATTGCTGGTTCTGCCTTCGTGAGTGCGTTCAGTAAGATTAAGTCTGATAAGTTCCGTTTGAAGGACACTGTTGAGGTTTGGAATTTGAAGTTCAAGAGTTGGGAGACCGACTTCGGTGAGGTACTGATGATTCACTCTGAGTTGTTTGACCTCTTTGATATGAGTGACTGCGGCTTTGCTCTTGACCCTGAGTTCTTGGTTAAGCGAGTACACTTGTCTTGGACTCGAAACGTACTTGACTTGAAGAAGGCTGGCATCCGTAACACCGATGCAGTAGTTATTCAGGAGGTAGCTTGTCTGTACTTGAAGTACCCTAAGGCACATGCTCGTATGCGCCTTGCTGCGGTTCCTGCAACAGATGGAACTTCTGATACAGAGGAAAACAAGGCTGCTGCCTAAAAGTAAGTAGAATTGTAAATTATTCATTAAATAGTGAGGGGTGTGGGCACTAGCCCCATCCCTTTTTTAGTAACACATATATATAATAAGGTATAATCATGTTTAATAAATATCAAGCTGGTTCGGATTTGGCTTTCAGCGTTATGGTAGGTAACGAGCGAATGCGTATTGTTTTTGAGGGTAAGACCATGGGCAGTAGTGTCTATATGACAAGAGACCCTAAGGTACAGAAGGCTATCGAGTCTCATTATTGGTTCAAAGACAAGTTCTTCTTGGCAGAGAGTATTGACGAGAAGAAGGAAGCTGCTGAGGTAAAGAAGAAGGATGCTGCCAAGACCAAGAAGAAGGTGGCTGACGAGAAGAAGACCCACGTAGTGACAGATGTTGAGGATGCCAAGGACTATCTGGCTGAGACTTATGGTGTGAGCCGTTCAAAGATGAAGACCAAGGAAGACATCTTGGCGATTGCTAAAGAAAAGGGTGTTGAACTAGAAGGTTTAGAGTAATGGTAGAATATGCTGTATCTGATTTAGTGAAAGAGGTGAAGGTGCTCTTGGATAGAAACCAAGAGTCTGCTGGCTTGCTGGCTCCTAGCGATTCTGATACACTCTCGCAAGCAGAACTTATTGAGAGTAAAATCGTAGATGCAGCAAGAATCATTCTTTCGGATGCTCCTGAGGATATGGTGGAAGGTACTTCGTGTACGAATGCTGTAACGTGGACGGATAGCAACGGCTATTACGTGGGTAAGATGGTTTTGCCTACCGATATGCTGAGAATCCTTTCTGTGAAGGCAGAAGACTGGAACCGTCCTGCCGAAATCATTTCAGAGAGTGATGATGCCTATAAGTATCAGAACTGCAAATATGGAGTCAGGGGAAATCCTGAGAGACCGATTGCGGCTATCGTGCATACGGCTAACGGCAAGAGTATCGAACTATATACTAGTAAAAAGCAGGATGCTACATTGGCATTCATCTACGTTCAGGTTCCATCTATCACTACCAAACAGAAAATCAGTCTGCCTTCCGTCCTGAAAGATGCCATCTTATACATGGCTGGCTATCTCACTTGTATCAGCCTTGGCGATACAGATACTTCAAGCGGATTCCTTGGAGTGGCTAGAAAGTTGGCACATATTGTTGAACCTACAACATCATAAATTATGGCAAAGAAGAAAGAAGAAACCAAACTGCTATCGTTGAGTAGGGTACTTGACAAGGAAGAACTGGATAGCGTGAAGGCATCCAAGAACCGATTTGACAAGCCATACGAGCGTGCCTTCTCTATCTTGCTGGAGGCTCAACGATACTACAATAACATGGATAACTTCCGTAAGCGAAGATTGCGTAACAAGCGATACTGCTATGGAGACCAGTGGGGCGATACCATTGAGTTCAAAAGCAAGTGCGGTTTTACTAAGCGTATCAGGGAGGAAGACTATATCCGTGAGCAGGGTAGTGAACCATTGAAGAACAACCTTATCCGTAGATTGGTGAAGAATGTGCTGGGTGTATACCGCTCACAGAGCAAGGAACCGACATGTAACGCTAGAGATAAGGATGAAAAGCGATATGGTGAGACCATGAGCGTGGTGCTGCAATGTAACCGACAACTGAACCGAGAGACGGAACTGGATGCCCGAACCATGGAAGAGTTCCTGATAAGCGGTGCTGCTATCTATAAGAAAAAGTATGGATGGCGAAGAGGTAGGTTGGATTGCTGGACGGACTACGTGAACCCGAATAATTTCTTCATAGACAACAATATGAGGGATTTCCGTGGTTGGGACGTGAGTTGTTTGGGTGAGGTGCATGATATTACCATCGGCAACGTACTGAGAGAGTTTGCCAAGTCTCCTGCTGAGGCTCGTAAGTTGAAGGAGATATACCGGTTGGCGGCTAACCGAGATTTCGTGATTGCAGACTGCACTCAGCGATTCGGTGAGTTCGACCCTAAGACTATTGACTTTATGAATCCTGCCAACCCTTCACTCTGCCGAGTGATTGAGGTTTGGCGAAAGGAGAGTAAGCCAAGGTACCGATGCCACGACTACAACAATGGCGATGATTTCAAGATTGATATTGAGGATAAGGCTGATATTGTAGATGCAGAGAACAGAGACAGAATCAGGCGAGGTATGGCTGCTGGCATGCTGGAAGAGGATATTCCTCTGATTGATGACGAGTGGTTTATGGATGATTACTGGCATTTCTACTACCTTTCTCCTTTCGGTGATATTCTGAGAGAAGGCGAGACCCCTTATGCTCATGGTGAGCATCCATACTGCTTTAAGTTCTATCCGTTTATTGATGGCGAGATTCACAGCTTTGTGGAAGATGTGATTGACCAGCAGAGATACGTGAACCGACTTATCACGATGTATGACTTCATTATGAGGGCGAGTGCCAAGGGTGTGCTGCTCTGTCCTGAGGATTGTCTTCCTGATGATATGAGTTGGGATGATTTCTGCGATGAGTGGAGTAGATTCAATGGTGTGGTGAGATACAAGCCAAACAAGAGCGGTCAGGTTCCTCAGCAAGTGGCGAATAACTCTACGAACATCGGTATCGGTGATTTGCTCAGCTATCAGTTGAAGTTCTTTGAGGATATATCGGGAGTGAACGGAGCCTTGCAAGGTAAACCAGGAGTATCGGGTACGAGCGGTTCGCTCTATGCCCAGCAGACACAGAATGCTACCATGTCGCTGCTTGATATTTTGGAGACTTTCAGCCAGTTCATCATTGATGGAGCATACAAGACCGTGAAGAATATGCAGCAGTACTATGACGTGGCTCGCAACTTCAATATCGTGGGTAGGGCAGGACAGATTGTGCACTATGACCCTAAGAAGATTAGAGACGTGGAGTTTGACATCAACATCACGGAAAGTACGGCTACTCCAGTATACAGACAGATGGCGAATGAGTTCCTTATGACCTTGTGGCAGAATCAGGCTATCACGCTGGAGCAGTTGCTGCAAGTAGGAGATTTCCCATTTGGAGAGGAGTTGCTGCAATCGGTTGCATCCAACCAGCAAGCCATTCAGAATGGTGAGACTCCACAAGGATTCTCTCCTCAGCTTCAAGCACAAATTGCTCAGGCATCACAGAGCAATCCTAAGGCTCAGGCGATGTTGCAGCAGATGATGAGCGGTCAGGGAGTGAGTCCTGACGGACAGAACCCACCGCTTGCTGCTTAGTTTATAATTTATAGTTAATAGTTTATAGTTATGATTGCAGACAAACCAAGTGACAAGGAATGGTATGGCAATGGGAAACCTGATGCCAGTCAAGGTGGCAACCCGAATGGTGGTGTTGCTTCAGAGACCCAAGGTAGGGAAGACAAGCCCGAACTTTACGAGAATGATGTGCTCGGCAAGGTGGCGAAACGCAAGAAAAACGACATCTGGACGAGGGGTGGAGAAAAGAGAACTAAATTTAAGGACGAATAAAGAAAGGAGGTGTTTTTATCGTAATTGTATTTGTCTGATATTCAGATAGCTACAGAAATATCTACGAGTTTATGGTGCTGCGTTTAAGATATTGGTATCTTTGCAGCATCATAAACTTTTAAATTATATAGGTATGAATTTCGTAGAGTTTGTAGAAAAGTATCAGCAGGAAATGGCTCCTGAACAGATGTTGGCTATAGCTAAGGCAGTCGGCAAGTATCTCTCATGCAAGTTGAGCGATGTGGAGGAACACCATCTTTGTGCGATGGTGTATGGTGTGTTGAGCGAAGAGCATTTTGACAAGCACTTTGCCGATGATGCTATCAGCAAGATGTGGTATGAGGATGCGGACGGAAACAAGCATACGGCTCCTTTCTTCTCGGATGATGAGATAAGAGAAGCCTTTGACAAGCATAAGGATGATATATCTGATTACACCATCCATGATTTGGCTGTGACTATGAACCTGATGAGAAGTGACCATCATGTGATGCTGGAGCGATATAGCAATGATGCAGAGGAGTTGAAGGAAATGGTGGTTTTGATGGCTATCGAGTATCTGCAAGACCCTGACTGCTTGCATCCTACGAGCAAAATATGGCACACTATAAACGGATAAAGTAACAAATTGGGAATCATTTCTTATCTTTGCATATTATTAATAATATATAAATATAAGATATGACTCCAAATGTACGTGAAGGATTGCAATATGGTGCAGCTATAGGAATGCTAGTGAGTGGTGTTGTACTCACCTTCCTATCATTCTTTCTCAACAATTATGTAGTGTCTGATGGTGTACTATGGTACGTCAGTCAGACATTGGTTTACTCTGGAGCAATATTCGGGGTAAACGTTTATTTCAAGACAAAACTAGGCAACTTTGAGAGTAAGGTGAAGGATGAACTCGCAAGTATGCTGAAACAAGTGAAGGAGGGCAAGTAATATGGAGGTAACAAGAGAACAGATTTTGGCTATTATGCCGAATGCCAAGGATAAGGTGGATGCGTTCCTACCTTATATCAATGGCTATGCTGAGGTGTTCCATATTGATACCCCTAAGCGAATGGCTCACTTCTTGGCTCAAATTGCGCATGAGAGCGGCGAACTTCGATACACCAAGGAACTCGGCAACAGAAACTATTTCCACAAGTATGATGTGGGCAAGTTGAAGAACATGCTCGGCAACTTGAAGGATGGTGACGGTTACAAGTATCGTGGCAGGGGCTTGATTCAGATTACTGGCAGAGCCAACTATCAGGCTTATCAGAACAGCAAGTATTGTACTGGTGACATCATGGAGAATCCTCAGTTGCTGGAGCTTCCGCTAGGAGCAACGAAGAGTGCTATGTGGTGGTGGTGGAAACATGACCTGAACAAACTGGCTGATAGTGATAGTTTCGTGGCTATTACCAAAACAATCAATGGTGGAACCAACGGCTTGGAATCAAGACGGAAGTTCCTTACAAGAGCAAAGAAGGTCTTTAATGTTTAGCCTATGAAAGTAAAATGGTACGATACTGATTTTTGGCAAGTAGCACTCTACGTGATTGGTATCTTGCTGGTGGCTTTTTTTCTGTCGGGATGCAAGTCTTCGTTCCACACGATGAAACCAGAAGTTTCACACTATGAAACTGATAGTTTCACGTCTGAAACAAAACAGAACGTCCTGAGGTGGGATTCTATCATTAAGCGTGACAGCACCTATGTAAGGGATAGTGTGGCAACAAGGAAAGAGGGAGATACCATCTTCGTAGAGCGATGGCATTGGGAATATATCTATGATTTCTTCAAACTGGAGAAGATGAACTTGGAGAATAAGCAGGATATGGATTTCCGATTTATCGCAAGGTCAGATACAATCAGGGTTCCCTATCCAGTCGAAAAACAACTCTCCAAGTGGGAGCAGTTTCAGTTGAAGTATGCAGTATGGTCTTTTGGAGCACTCTGCATGCTGTTAATCGTATTAGGCTATAAACTCTATAAAAAGATAAAGAATGGCAAATTTCACATTGACAATCACGAAAAGTGACATCTATGAGGAGGTAGCAAAGACTACTGCCTACATAGGAGGAAAGAACTTGGATAAAAACGGAAAAAGTCAGTATGACCAAGTGTTTGTGACGGAAGCTGATAGAGAAATGCTGGAAGGCTTTTGGGAAGATTCTATTGATGATGTTTCCGTAGCCTTGGAGAGTATTCTTGTATGGCAGAAGTGTGAATCAGGCAGCAACGAGGCCTTTGGTCTGAGTGTAAGCAGTCTTTTTAATGAGAGTTTATTTAAGACTTTAGAATCAACGGTTTTTAGTTATGTAGTCAACAAAATAGTAGCAGAATGGTGCTCAGTAGTCTATAAGGATAAGGTAGAAGATTATCTCTCCAAGGCAAACGTTTTGCTGCTAAAGATTGATGCAATCATTTATACACGTAAAAGACCAACAAGATAGGAGGATAGGATATGAGGTATTGTAATAAAGGATATAAAGTAATGATAGAGTTGGAAAAGAATGAGTTGGTATATGACATCAAGAATACTGCTTTTTCTTTTGCTGACTCTTATTCCAAGCAGAAAGGTATAGATGCCAAACAATTAAAGAATGTGTTTGACGTATCAGAGGAAGGAAACCGAGATAAGTTGGCAAGGATTCTAGACTCATCCGTAGAGGATTGCAGAGAAATGCTTTTCCGTTTCACCAAGGTGGAAATGCTTGGTGGCGGCTTTGATTCCAACGAGTGGGAAGAGTGTATAGGTTCGCCTACCAACGAGGAGGATGCCTACTACTTGGCGATGAGGATGCCGCAAGGTTTTTCTAAGACTAGTGTACATACCATGACCGTCTACTTGCATGACTACATCGTGAACCAATGCCTTTATGAATGGTTGATGATTGTTTATCCTGATGGTGCTGATAGATTCTGGGCACTCGCTGAGGATAAGAAGCAGAAGATTAAGGATGCCAGCAACCGCTCGGCTGTTAGAGCAAGAATCGCTTTGCATCCATTTTAAATGATTAGTCGTTTAAGGCTAAGATAAAGCAAGGGAAGCTATCCATCACGGACTGCTTCCCTTTATTGTATTAAATGACAAACGAAATATTTATCTAAGTTTATGTTCCACTAGACGTGGATTCCTGCTTGGTTGTTATTGAACCATTGACCTTAACGCTGATGTTGTCAGGTAAAGTCTTGACATTAACATCTGTAGCAGCCAGCTTCAATCCGTTCTTCTGCTGGTCGGCATACTGATTCTTATCCTGAGCGATAAAGTTGTTGATAGCTGTAGCTATATTGTAGAGCAGTTTATCGGTATCGCTGCTGAGAGAATCAGAATCAACTGATGCGTACTTGTTGTTTTCAACGGTTGCCGATGTTGTCTCCTTCTCACGATACAGAACAGCCTGATTGATGAACTCCTGAGCAAACAAGAATGACTTGCTTACAAGTTGCTTAATCTTGGTGTTGTCTATATTGAGCGGATTCTCATACTTCTGTAGCATAGCCTGCAAGCAACTTGCGGCTACTTCTTCTCTAGGCTGTAGGGTAGCGATTGAGAAGATTTCCTCTTCTTTGCCGCTTTCCTCTGTTCCACCTGTCTCTGATGCGGTAGCTATTCCGTATTTAGGGAATGGGCGAGCATTTGATGTTCCATCAGATGAGGTCTCTCTGACGAGTTTCGTTCCAGTTGTCTTTGTGATGGAGGAAGAGACAATTTTAAGATATTGCTTTATATCTCCTATATAGAAACTTCCATCAAAAAGAAATTCATAAACCTCATTGACAAATTTAACAAGTCCGATGAAATTTGACGTTCTTTTTATATAAAAGTCTACTTCTGTGGCTATATGAATCTTATTGTTGCCATCCATGTAGCCTACAGATGCCCCTTTTCTCGCTAAATACTGATTAAAATCTGATAATGTATATTCTGCCATAATTATCTGAGTTTATTTTGTAATCTTGATTGGAAATCTATAGATAATGCGCTGATAGATTCTTTTGGGTCAAGGCTGCCCATAAGTGCAAGCCTGAAATATTTGTATGGAGAACCAACAAGGTTTCTGAGATACATATTAACAGAAGAACCAACGTAATACCAATTAACCAAATCATTACTCCCGAATAGAACCGCTCCACATTTCCCTGCCTGAATGCTGCTGAAATATCCTCTTGTGATGCAATCGAACATTGTCTTATAGGCATCCTGGCCAAGCGTTAAAGGACGGCTGCAAAGGAAGAATGGAACATTCTCTGTTGTCTCCTTCACATACACATCAAGAATTTTTCCATCTTTGTTTGTAGCGTATGACTCAGGATATATATTTACTCGCTTGTTGAAGACATTGTGCATGGTTCCCCACATATTGCTTTTCAAAGAGTAAACGTAAGCATAAGTATAATTCGGATTGAACACGATGATACGGCTATCATAATAGTCATAAATCATGCCAGCTTCTTCGAGATACTTACGGAAACGGACATATTTTACATCTGACTCAGGAATATTACCTAGCGCAAGGAGTTTATTCGGATAGGTCTTATCCTTTATTGAATGTGAATAAATGGATAGAAAATCGAAAGGATAATCATCTAGTGCATCTGTAATGTTCTCAGATTCTCGTCCTCTCTGCATCATGATGCCTCGCTCAGTAGGGTACAGAACGGCATCATCAATCTGCAAAATGCCCTTCGGGTTGGAGCAAATATCTCTATTGGCTGGCTGTCGGGCAATATAGGTTCCTTCATCGCCCAGCATCAGCACCCACACACCTTCATCTGTAAAGGCATAGAGAGGAGCATCACCAAACTGACCTTCGCTGATTGGTCGTGTATTGGCTGCCATTGCACTAACGATGGAGGAGCCAACTTGAACACTATTCTTTGCAGGGAAGACTAGAGGGTTCTCTGCTTCACTCACCTTGACTAATGATGGTGTTCTGCTGCCATTTATAGTGGATTCTTTGATGTTTGCTTTCTCTTGATTAAACTCTTCTTCTGAAATTTTCTTCCACGATGGGTCTTGGGATATAGTAACAGCCCAACTCTCGTAGTTCATAGTAACATCGTTAGCTTGGATAGGGCAGAATGTTCCATTTGAATAATTGACCGCATAGTTAAAACCAAATGTTTCGCTCTCGTATAAGCTGAATGACTTTTTATAACAAGAGTAAACACCTCTCTCTGGGATTCTGATAAGTAAATCGATTACTTTCGCCTTGTTTGAAGGGAAAGAAAGAATAGGTGGTAGAGGGTAATGAAGTTCATCGTAATAAGAAAAAACTTCATCCTTGTTGTTTATTTTGAGATATACTTTGGAAACAACTTGGCATATCTTATCTATGCAGTTGCTACCATCTTGGTCTGTACCGAAGTTATCTATGTAGTTTCCATTGAACTGCCCCTTTGGTTCGTATCTAAACAAGAACTGATAACTATCCTCCACAAGGCTCTTGTTTGGCGCAACTGGAGAATAATACCCATTACCATTATTGCATCGTGTGGTGATGGAAGACATAACATTTCCAAGATGTAATCTGTTGTTATATGTTATAGCACACATTGCACCATACGATTCTCGTTGAAGGTCTGCAATAGGCAAACTATCTTCTGTTCCTAAAACCCTTTTCAGTTTTTTTGAAGTACCATCCTTAACATCATCAAAAGAGAAACTGGTGCTCTTATAGAATGATAAATTGTCGATTTTCTCGTAAATCTCTTCTTCTGTATATGGCTGGTAATGATAGTTTCTGACACCCATTACAAACTTACCATTTATATACGAATAATCTGATATTTTCATACGTCCTTTATCATTGCGGAAATAGAAATAATTTTCTTTAGCAATGATATTGCCATTCGTATTATAAGGGAATAAGGTATTAGAAATAAACATGTCAACCCCTTTAATTAAAGTCTTGTATTTGTCAATATCTTTAATGTTTACGGAAAGCTCGTAGTTATCTATTTCTTGACCTTTATAGGTTGCATATATATTATCAGCTTCATAAGTAAGATTAAGATTTCCACTTGTCATTCCACCTCCATCTCTAGTCCAGCGGAATCCGATACTATCTTCTATTCTTTCCTTTGGGGCAAGTATAAATGGATTGCCAATTTGTATGTATGAGCCATCATATAGTTGAATAGCAAGGATAGCAAATTGTATGTATTTAAAAGAATAAGAGTCCATGTATTTGTTAACATAGGCATCCTGACTTGCGAAAAGCCTAGTAGTTACATTTTCTCCTAGTTCTTCAGGAAATCCATAAGAATCAAAATCCTCTAAAGGAAGAGTATATCCTTGTTCGGTGATAGTGTTATCCTTAACCCAACTATCTACGCTCATTTTAAAAGATGTGCGTGTAAGTTTTGCATCGTAAGTTACCTCCGTAAAATCGACAACACGATAAATCCCATTATCCCAATAGCAATATAATATCTTACTATCGCCAACAAATGAAAGGATATTACCTACGGCTGTAACTGCATTGACGTGGAATCCGTTTAAGTCGATGGTGCTCTTGGTTCCGTCTCCACCTTTCTCCATCCAGTACCAAGTATCATCTGATTTACGGATGATGTAGTGAGAGTGAATTGCTTCATCGTGTGTTACCTTATGCACCAGTTCGATGGTATCCCCTGCATCCAGCGTGATGTTCTGCTCGGCTACTACTGGCTGGTGAATAGGGTGGAGTGCCCCATCCTCGTTAATGAGGTTGAGGCAGGTTGCCAACTCCCCATCCTGACAATCGTAGTCGGATGGAGAGTGGGTAAGCCCTTTGAGTATTACTTCTTGTCTTGTTGCCATGTGCTCGAATTTAAGTTTGGTCGCATGATTTCGTAATAAGGTTCGCCTTTGGCTGACTTGCGTGGGATGCAAGTAAGGCGAACCATTCTGTTGAGAGGAAGGTTGTACTCATCAAGGATGGCGGTGATGGAAGGGTAGTCACTTCTGAAACCTACCTTCTTATACTTCTGATTGAATTGAAGCTGAGCGAAGGCGGTGTTGGCTTTGCGAAGTTCTTCCCAGTCCTCACGCATGCAGAATCCGTATGTACCTCTGTCAGATAACCTGAAAACGAAGATGGAATTGTCTGTTCGCTCCTTCTGCATGATGTGGTCGTAGATGCCCTTGGAGAGCGTGACCGAGTTGGCTCTTCCGTCCAGTACCACAAAATTGTTGCGGTGTCTGAAACCATTGACTTTATCTATTAAATACTTGAATTTCATGTTGCAAATATAATATGAAAAGTGATAAAATGGATATTATCCGTTAACTTTGTCCTTCCGCTTGGGTCTACCATTGCGGTTGCCATACTTGGTGATGATGGCAGATGCTCGCTCAGAGCGGTAACAGCCACATGATTTGGTTCGTCCGTCACGAAGAGCAGAACCTAGAACCGTACAACCCCTGCCACAATCACATTTGCATATCCAGAACGCACCATGCTGGTGGTTCTCTTTATCAGATTTTCGGCAGACGAGTAATCTGCCGAAACGCTGTCCAGTAATGTCTATTAACTTTCCCATACTACTTCTCTGCCAGTTTCTTTGCCTCTTCAACTGATACTGGCTTTCCGCTAAGAGGAATGCGGAAGTCGAACTTTGAACGGAAACCATAATAGCCTACGAAATCGAAGCTCTGTTTCATACGCTCGTCTGTAGTGATGTACTTCTTGTAAGCCTTCACCTCCTTCTCTGAGCGGTAGATGTCTGAGTTGACGAAGTAGGAACTGGTTCCCTTGTTAGCGATTACTGCAATAAAGAACTGCTTGCCAAGGAATTTTTCCTTGATACGCTGGATAATTGAGATTTTCTTTGTATTCATATATAAAATTTGATTAATTATTAAGAAGAATGCAGATAGGCTGCACTCTTAAAACTATTCGATTCCACAAGATACGATACCATCTTCTTTGTTGATACCTCGGAAGTGCTCGCATCGCTGGCAAGCAAGACTGCCAACATATAGTATTTCGTTGGTGTACTTGCCGTATATGCCGAATGGGCAGGGAGTGGTGTACTCGAAGTGCCCACCGACAAACTCGTTGACGTTAAATTTTGGATATTTCATATATTATCTACACTTAGAAATGGAGTTTTTTATACTCTTTTCTGATTCTTTTAAATGAAGAATAAGTACTTCTTCCACATGACTTCTGCTCAGGGCAGAATCCTCTGTATACACACTGAGGAACGCAAGCGAATGCAAGGTAAGGCTCAATATGAACCAACTCGTCAAGCACCATATACCAAATCTCTCTCGTCTCTCTTGCAGCCTTACTGCATAGTCTCAGCTTCGAGATATTGATAATCTCCTGAGCGTTGAGGGATAGCTGCAAGTTGACCAAATCATCCTGACGCATATCGTGACGTGACACCTTGGAGCCAGTAATATCTGGTCGTGATGTGGAAACGAATGGTTGAGCATGAACATGGCGAACAAAATGGTTGCTCACCCAGTATGGTATGCCATACATCTTAATATCGAACTCCAATTCCCTGAGCGGTGAATGCTCGCTGAGAATCATCTGTTTCTTGAACTCATCGCTAGGCTCATGTCCCAGCGGTTCCTTGCCTTGTGTGAACCGAGCAGCATCCACTACACGCTGCCAGTCCGTTACTCTTTTGATTTCTATTTTCATACGCTATAAATTCTTTAACTTGCCAATTATTCTAGCAAAGCGTGGTATATTTTTTGAGTATTCACTTAAACGATACTCTTTCGTCAGTAAGTTGTATATCCATTTCAGAACATCTGCATCTGAGTGAAACTCATTTATATCTTGTTCGTTTAATATTATTCGTTTTTCCATAAGCTATTCCTCCTTTCCGTCCACATTGTTATCTCCAAGAATATCCTTGATTTTCTTTTCGATGAACTCATCAGAAGCTAGTTCCTTAATAAGTTCATCTATATCAGGTAACTTTGCATCAACTCCGTCTTCTTGATTTTTGGAGGCAACATATTCCTTTAGTGCTTTTACCCATGAACTATTTGCCATATCTGCCAATGATTCCTTTTGGCTTTCATAGGCTTTCTTCAACTCTCCGTTATCACGGAAATATCTGAGCACTTCCGTCAATGCAGCAACAAAGTTCTTGTCGAGCATCGGGTTGCTCTTTGCCTCTTCTAGTCTTAACATCAGGAAGAGTAATGATGCATGTAATTTTGTTTTGTCCATAACTACTTATATTGTTAAATTAATTGCCTTTTTGATACGATGGTCGAACTTGTTGCGGTATTTACACTTGATTCTATCATCACAGAACATAAAGCAACCATATCCGTTATAAGCTTCATTAAACTTCGCTTTCCAGTAAGGTGAAGGATGCTTACTTGGATAATCAGCATAAATGTCTGCTTTCATTATCTTCTTAGCTAATCTAATCTTCATACACCAACTAACTTTCCAACCAAATGATGGTCGTGCTTATCGAAAGCAATTCCATACTTGAACATTTCTTCAAAAAGCATAAGACGCTCCTCGTTGGTAGCCAACCGAGTAGATTTCTTTTTATCCTCGGTCATTGTGAAATGAGAGCCTACCATTAAATTCTTATATTCCTTATGGAGATAAAGATAACAGAACAGATTATGATATTCTGGTTTCCAACACTTACATAGCACAATCCAATCATTACCTATCACAACTATATTGCCTTCAGCAACAATATCTTCAAACATATTATTTTCCATACGCTACTTCTTTTTACGACAAGGGCAACTTTCTGCGTGAACAACGCAAACACCATGTTTCGTGTCCACAACCAGATAATCGTGTCCTTTCTCAGTGAATACTGACATACCAATCTTCTTTGCAGGTTCATTGCTATTAGCCAAAGAGCGAATGCCCTCAAAAATCAATGCTCCTACAAACAAACACAAGACAAACCAAACGGCTGACTTGATTAAGTTTAAAATCTTATTCTTCATACATTCTATTATTCCATATATTCATACACTCAACGAACTCTTCGACTTCTTCAATACTATTCAATATAATAGTAATGCTCCCATCTTCGTTCCAATGCTGATTACTTACATCTACCATAGTTTTATCCTACTTATCCTTATCGAATTTGTTGCCAACTCTTTCTATCTTACCAATTTTCAGAACTTCTGAAAGCCAATAAAGAGGTTCATTTCCGCTGGCTACCATAAAAGCATAGTTCTCTTCTGACCAAAATACTTCGGCTGTAGGCTTATACCCTACGAAATGTATTAGGTCGTGCTCCCAAATTTCATTGCCTTTGCAGTCTTTCAGCCCTGTGAACTGACAGACCGTTAAAGGGTCAACATGATGTGCCTCGTTTCTATTAAGCATTGATTCACTCTGCCTATCCTCGATGATGTAGGTATTACCACATTCGGCATAAAAGTAACCTTCTACCCAAGTGTTATTGTCAAGACGTATAGCCTTGAACTTTATATTTCCTATTTCCATACGCTACTTCTTTTTCCAATATTTACCAATTAAATAACCGATAACTCCACCCATAAAAGCTATATATAGAACAGCTAGGGTAAGAATAACATAAAATCCAAACATAAGCTATTCTTATTTTAGTTCAACTGGCTCATCACTCCAAGACAAGTCTTTCCCGATGAGCTTCTTGATGCTGCCTTTTGGAAGTTTGATAGAGTCATATATTCTATCTTGGCTCTCACAGAATGTAGGAAGCCATTGCCAGCCAAAACATCTTTCAGGCATTGCTTCAAAGATGTATTCATCTTCATTCTCGTTGACTGCTACCCATGCCATAACTATATCTTTTTAAGTTTTATTTTTATCGACTTCAAATTTCTTTCACCTCCGTCCCAGAAGCATGAACGTCTAAGATAGAAAGGTTGACCTTTAAGCCAAGGAAACTTTTTGTAGAAAGCCTTCCATTTCGCTCTTCCTGCTTTCAAAGAAGGTACTTCAATACAACTTCTAGCATAGCAGCTACCAAAGACTAATGTATTATCACAAACGTTTTTATCCATAACTATTCCTCCAATTTTGGACTCCAGTATTTTTGCCCGCAGTACTCTTCCCCACATAGCTCTCTACTGTACCGATACTCACAATTAGAACAACTTCGCTCGCTTGGATTCCACAGCATGAAATAAATTGCATTACGAAAACCTTGGTCATATATCTCTTGTTCAAATGCGCCAAAATCATCCTGATAAGCTCCTTCTTCTTTTGCTTGTTGAATTATTTCATCTATTTTTTCATTAATTTCCATAACTATTCCTCCGTTTTCATATAAGGACAAACAACTACCTTTCGATAGTTCTTACACTTATCCTTGTAATCACAAAAATCACAAAAACAATACGCCATACTATTCCTCCACTTTTACGCCAAATGGAGTACCATCAGCAAAGACATAATCTTCAAATACTTTCTTATAGCTAAAAGGAGTTTCATCTAATCCAATTACTACTCGACTTGCAATACATTTAAGCATGTAATACTTACTTTCTGTACCTTTCATCTTCACCCACCCAAACGGCTGATGCTTCATCATTTCTTGCCAGCACTCTTCTGCGTCCTTAAATGGGCGGTACTTTGGCTCTGGCTTGATGCGGAACTTGAAATTTTTAATCATTCCAATAGGAAAATCTGTAACTTCTCTCCATGCCTTACTTACATCAGTAATACTAGAAAATTCGATAATCCTTCCTTCGCCAAAGGCCTTAATAAATGGCGATAACTCTGCTGCTTCTTTACGATTCATAATCAATCCTCCAATTTTATATTATGTTCATCTGCGAAATAATCTTCTGCCTCTTCGCAAAACTGACCTTCGCAAAGTGATTCTGGGTATGCTCTGCTAGTATAAAACTCACGGTAGCATAACTCACAGATGTCATTTCCATAATTATTTCTTAACTCTTCTCTAGTCATTACTTACCCTCCTTTGCTTTCTTTTAATTTGTTAATTAAAGTATCAGCGCAACCAATAGCAAGTTTTGCAGCGAAAAGTACATTAAACTTTTCTCCTACATTAAGCAGATAAGGAAATAATTCTTTAGCAATCTCATATCTGCGTTGTTCCCAATCTATTGTTTTCATATTCTCTTATTAACTAAAGTTATAAACAAACACGAATGGGTTACTTGCCCATGTGCCTTTTCCCGAAAGTTTGTCGATGAGTTGAGCAAATGGCTCTCTTGGAGTACTATAGGTTGCAGATTTTTCTGTTATACTATAGAAATGCGCCTTGTTTATTTTGCTCTCGAAATCTACGATACCTTCTGCAAGGCAGTCTTCTTCGCTGATGTCTTGCAATCGTTCTATCCTCACATTAGTGATATAAATGTGATAAGGCATAAGGTCAGCCTTAACAAACATCTTGTTGTCGCAACCTTTCTCGTATCTAATACACTCTAATGGCATTCCATGAATACCACAAAGACGATAGAATTCATCATTGTTTACAAGGCCTATGTATCTTTGCGCAATAGCTACCTTTTCTCCAACCTTGTATGGTGAATGTTCCAAGGCGTAACCAAGCATTTCTTTCAGTTCTTCACCATCTGCTTTATAAAGTCTGTCTTTGCAAGATTCCTTCCAATCAGCAATAGCTTCTTTTGTCCATCCTTCGTAAGTGTTCAGACGCTCGAAAAGTATTGTAGGATTCAGAATACGTCTTGTCTGAGTCTTTCTTCCCTCAAATACCGCTTTTGTCAGACCATACTTGTCATTAAACATGATTTTCTTCATATTCTCTTCTTTTTTACCCTCTCCCTTTTACAAGAGAGGGTGGTAAATTATAATTCAAACTCTTTGATTACTTTAGGTAATTTATCGTACCCCATAGCTACATGATGCTTCTTGCAAGCATCAATAGCTTTTTCTTGAGTATCAAAATAACGAACACAGCGATAGAGATTTGTAGACTCATCTTCTTCAATGTATCTAAACTCAGTACCAAATCTGCTTTGTTTACCGACTAATGCTCTAAAGCCTTTTTCATCTTTTGTAATTCTATATTTCATAATCTATCTATTTTATCCTTTACAGTGGTTAGTTATTCTACTACTTTCTCAAGGGAAAAATAATCAATTCCCCAAGCTTGGCTTGCGTATAGATAAGGTTCTCCGTTTTTCTTTATTTTTCGGATAAAAAAATGAACCTTGATTTCATTCTTGCCAAGAGACATGGCACTTTTTAGACATTCTATGATAAAGATATTGCCATTTTTATCTTTCACCTTGTCACCTTTCTGAAAAGGTAACAAACTTAGAAAGTCGTTCATTATCTTATTCTTCTTTTTGCAAATCTCTGTTATTTGTGAATCCGCAATCTTTAAACAACCTTCTACATTCTGTAATTCGTTGTATAATTCTATTTCTGTCATATTCTATCTATTTATGCATGAAGGCGGTTAGTTACTTTAAATAATTATTTTTAATTTTATCTGGTAATTCAAATTGAATTTGAAATGTTCTACGTATAGGATAGCCTTGATTTACATACGTCTTCCCAAGATAAGCAGTAGTTGCAATACTTGCATATCCTAAATTACCATTGCTCTCATAACAAGTTACATCACAATTATCATATACTGTGTCTATATCTGCTATGATTTTTCTGAGTTCTCCTAATTTCATATCTCTATACTTTTAAGTTAACAACTTATTCTTATAATTATTATACACATCACATGGAAGAGTACAATAACAATATCTCGAATCTGATTCTTGACACTCTTTATATTTATTAAAAGGACACTTTGCCATACCTACACCTCCATTTTGTGATTAATGTTCAAGCCGAAAAGAATGTGCTGTAACTGATGAACAAAGTTAATACTAGCAAGATTATGTCTGTCTAGACCTACACACACCAAGAACTCACCCAAAGTTGTTATATCTTTTGTTATATACAGATAAGCTCTTTTTGTTGGAAATCTATACCAATCATAGCCATCATCCTTCCATCCATTCTTCTCCAGAATCTCTGGAGTAAGACGTACTGGCTTTATATTTTCAATGTCTACAAGATTATATACTAACCCTTCTTTAGGGCGAGACAAGTCAAAGTGACTTCCGTCTCTTGGCTCTTTGACAACCATGATTTTGTTGTCGTACATAACAACATCACCTTCAATATATTTCTGTGCCATATCATTATATTTTTAAGTTACTATCTATATGCAAGGCATATAATAAATGTTGGAGTTCGTGAACATAGGTAAACTCAAAACGGAAATCGTGATTACATTCATTTATATAGCTCCAATCTCTAAGATTATGACATTGACAGATTTGTAAGTCACCATAAGTCTTTCTATCAAGCTCATCCCATTTATCATCTAGTTCCTTGGAAAACTGATAGCCACGCTCTTCTTCGCCAACGTAAAACCAGCCTATGGATTTATCCCATCCATTCTTCTCCAAAATTGCGGGCACAAGATTAATAGGAACAATATCCTTAGCCCAAGCACAGCAGTCACCTGAGAGATAGCCTTTATCTCCAAATTCCGCACCTTCGATGTTCTCTAAACAGACAACACCTTTCAGAACCGTTCCATCGTCTAACTTCAAAGTCTTTGATGGGTCAGATGATGTTACTCGGTAAACGACATTCTGTGCTGTACCTAGTGGTACTCCATTTGTCATCACCAAATCTCCTGGAATATATTCTAACTTTTCCATACGTTTTACTTTTTATTATCCATCATAAGAGCCATTTCACATACCTTGTGACACATTTGGCAAACATCCTCAAGACTTCTTGTATCCCAATTATAGTACATTCTTCCGTGGTCTTCGGTTATTACTACAACCTGTCTGTCACGGAGGATTCGCCATATCATTTTCAACTTCTGTTTCATACGCTTACTTTTTACGATGATTAAACTTCTTTATAGCATCTTTCTTTGAAGCTGCCATAATCTTAACACCCTTGATGGTGAACTCATGCTGTTCCTTTGTCTGGCACTTCTGTTTGTCGGATGGAATGTTGCCTTTCGGAACATTAAATCTAATACGTGGAGAACCAAAAGGAAAATCATCACCCATTTGGTATTCCAATTCAGTTTGCATACCAATCATTGATAACAATCCATTCATACGCTTTACTTAACTTCTTTAAAGGTTACTCTCTTGTGGTCTGAACGGTCTTCTGCTTCACACTGAAATCCATCTGCCCAACCATTTCTGGTCGGGTTATAACACGTACCATCAATATTAAAGAAACAATCATCGCAATCATCATGCTCAACAACTTCAAGAGTAATGGTTACTTTTTCTCCAACTTTAAGCTCTGTCATATTTAATTTCCTCCTAATTCAATATAAACTTTTTCCAACACTTCTAACGGATAGTCATTCAGATTGAGATTATGTATTCTATGAATGATAATTCGTTTACGGTATTCTAGTTTGATTTCCTTTATCTGCTCCTCATCTTTAGGAATTTCAATTCTACGAGAGAAGATATAAGATTCTCCGTATTCAAATCCGTTAGACTTTCGGTATTTAATATTGTTTACAACGACCAAAGTTTTTGTTATTCTTTCAACAATAGCAATTCTTCTGTTGTCGTATTTGTCGTAAACAATAACCAAGTCACCAACTTGCAATTCTTTTATTTTCTTCATATCTTTATTCTTTTCCTAATAGTTCTTCGTTGCCTATGTAAGGAATGCACTTCACGAAGGCTGCACCGCCAACCATTATATGAACACCTTCTTTATTCTTATAGGCATACTGGAAGAGATTATACGCTTTCATGTCGAAGCAAGCTGTGCTTTTGCAGAGGACATAATCTAATGGCTTGAACTCAGGCTGAGTCTTCTCAATTTCCAAGGTCTCCATGTTCAACTTGCCACCAAATCTTCTCTCGATGATGCTGATGTAGGTTTTGGCGGCATCCTCTATTTCTTTGTTGAAATAATCTGTAGGCAACCAATCGTTCACACCACAATTATCTTTTGTTCCGTTTGAGCAATCTAAGCCATACTTGCCTGAGAACATAGTGTAGGAATCATCGTCAAATTTATCAAATATAATCTCAGTCTTGCCATCATTACTTACAAGCACATCGCCCTTTTTCCAAAGGAATTTTCTCCAATCACGCATTCCTTTGGAAGGAACTAAAGCAACGATACCATCTTCGAAATCAACAAGAGTACCTTTATGAGAGTAATAAATCATCTGACGTCCATCTTCGTCTAACTTGCAACGTATTTCGTTGATATTTTCAAGAACTTCGTCAAGAAAAACATCTATGTTTCTAACAGCATCATACAATTTAAAATTTAAAGGCTTATCCTTTAGAATTTCTATTAAGTTTATCTTTGTCTCCATATTATTTAACTCTTATAAATTGAACAGCCTTTCCGTCTTTTCTGTCGATTGCGACACACTTGAAATTTCCGCAAACTTTTTCATAAATGTTGGTACATATCTCATCGAAAAAACAACCATTGCATTGTTCTTTCTCGGTCTCTACCACCTTCAAGACAATTTCTGACCCAATAGGTAAATCTTCCATAACTTTAATTTCTCATTATGTGACACTTAACAACCTTGTTTACTGCAAGAAGTTGCGAATTATTGAAGTTCTCAATGAACTGACGTTCCATCTGCTCAGGGAAGATGGGTTTGGTGGGCTTTGGAATGTAGATGGTAGCTTGGATTTTGCTACCATCACTCAAAGTCATTAAGCAACTTCTTGAAATCTGTTCTATTCCAAACATAATTTTGTCCTCCTAATATTTGCATCCTTGAAGGTACGGACGTGATTCGTTATACTTCATTTTTAACTTGATGTGCTCCATCAGGTCGATATTGTTATTGTGAGCGATTGCGAATACCTTCATGAGTATATCCTGAAGGGTATCTGATACAAACCAACTGCAAGACTCATTGTCAACAAACCTACTAAAGTGTCCGTTGAGTCGGTACAAATCTTTTGCGATACTGCCTTTATTGATTGTGTTTTGAACCTTATATTGAATTTTTGCAACTTCATATCTGTCAGCAAGGATAGAATCGCTTTTTAGTTTAATCGGTGTTTTGCTGTTCATCCATCCCAAGAGAGATAAGATACGGATGGCAATATCAGCGAACTCTGATTCAACCGTTCCTTCAAGAGAGTTCTTGTAGGCGGTAGGAATATCTCTGCCCATCTGAATCTCGCTCTCGTAGTCTTCGATACTTCCGTGGCGATTGTGTCGGTCTGCCTGAACAGCTTCTGCCATTTCTGTGATGATGAGCATCAATTCGGTTTCTATTTCTGTGCTCTCAGTATAGAAACCATGCTTTTCGGCATTCTTAAAAGCATCTTCTGCTAAGGATGCCAGTTCTTTCTGCGTTATAATTTTCATATTGTTCTTGATTTATTATTTTCTGATAGTGAATGCCATATCGTTGAGGGTGCGGCACCATTTTATCTTGCCTTCTTCACACAACTCGTTGATGGCTTGATATGGCTGGGGGAATCCTCGATTAATGATTTCAGATGTGAGTACGTGTGGCGGCACGATGTGGGCTGCTTCACGCTCTGCCTGAATCTCAGCGATGATGGCTAGGATTTTTTCTTTCTCTGTCTTCATTTGGCGAAGGTAAAAATGAGACGTGTGTGACTTCTGACTGGAACATTAAACATTCCCACATTCCGTTCAAGTCTTGTTGATACCACAAGCCATCGTGCATTGTTCCGATGATTGGGTTGCCTTTGTACCATATTACCATGGTCTTGTGGGTAAACATGGCTTTGTGCGCTTTACTGATACGCTTGCCTATCTTTATATATCCAAAAATATCCATAAGCTAGAAGAGTGATAGCTGACCAGTCTTGTCATGGTAGTGATTCCCTGATGGGAATATCAGTTCCTCGAACATGGCGGTCAGGCAGTTGGTTACTATTGAATTTCCTGCAAGGGCATAGAGTTTGCTCTTGCTGATAATGAGTTGACCAGACTTCTCCTTGCTCAGGAGTTTGTCTATGTCAGCTTCGTGTACTCCCATCAGTCGGAAACAATCTCTTGGAGTGTACTTCCTGATTTGGATGGAGTATTTCTTTCCGTTTGGAGCGGTGTGAATGATTTCTTTGTTCATGATTGTTACGAATGTCATGTTTGCTGTATCTATGGTTGTCTTGATGGTAGGGGAGATACCTTGCATTACTGCTTGGTTGTAGATGTCGAGAACTTGACCGCCTACATCAGGCTTTACCTTCCCTGATAGAAGCAGGGATTTCATTCTCTTTCCTCCAGTTATCATATCTCCTTTACGATTAAGAATAGTGGGATGCAGTTACCTCCGTGACCCATAGCTGAATTGAGAGTAGGGGAGATTCCCTTGGTGGAGTAGACTCTGGTTTGCTGCTCTATCCTGCCTTTGATTTGGAGGTTTGCTAGCTTTATAATTTTGTCGCACATTCTTTTATTTTTAAGATAAATGTATTGTGTTCAAAGGAAGCTGTTGTGATGGCTGGTGATATTTTCGTTTTAAATAAACCACCTTTAAAACTCCCATGTTTGTTTCTGTATATTATCATACTTTTTTTATGATTAGAACTCCACCTTTCGGATAATGAGCGGTGTCTATGAGATTCATGATACTTATCATAGAGAAACTGGCTGTGACTGCTACTGAGCATCCATCAGCAGTTTTCGGTATTGCTATCTTCTGGGTAGAGTTTTTCGATTGATTCATTGATGTCTGCTTTGGTGAGATACTTTTCTAGGAGCGGCTGGGATAGGAAATATTCGGGAGATACGTTGTCTTCCAAGATGTCCTCAACCGTTATCTCTAGTTTAATGGGAGAAGGGAAGTGATACTCTGGGTTCGGCTCGTCTTCTGTGCGTAGGATGGAGATAACGAAGATGCGCTCACGATTCTGAGGAATTCCGTAATCTTTGGCATTCAGTACCTTGTAGAAGGAGGTGTAACCAAAGGAGTCGAGGTCTTTGAGGTACTGGAAGAAGTACTTTCTCATTGACTTTGAGAGAAGACCTTTCACGTTCTCTAGCATAACGTACTTGGGTTTCTTTACTGCTAGCATTCTCTTCTCCTGAAAGATAAGGGATGAGCGTGTGCCGCTGCCTTCCTCTGCTCCTTGGCGAAGTCCTGCATTGGAGAAATCTTGGCAGGGAGAAGACCAACTGATGAAGTCGAAGTCGGGAACCTCATTCCAGTCTATCCTTGTCACGTCTCCATAGTTAGGTATGTCTCTTCCGTGCAGGAGTCCGTAGGCTTGGATGGCTGATGGTTCTATCTCTGAGTAGCCCACTACCTTGAAGTCGAACTCAGGATGCTTATCTTTGAGGTACTTGAAGGCTAGGCTCTGACTGCCATAGCCAGCGAATGCCTCAAAGACTCTGAGAGGATGCTGCTTGTTGTACTTACTGATTGCTATCATTTTGGTAAACAGATTTGTGGTTTATGGATTCCATTGGATGCCCAAGCGTTCCAAGGTTCCGTTATCACGATATATCTCCAACTGCTTTCGGCATAGGCTATGAGGATTCTTTTGCAGAAGCTCTATCATACCTATGATGCGTGTCTTGAAAACGTTGTCCTTATCCGCATTTGTTACGTTCTGTTCAGCCTTCGTCTTTGCGATAAGTTGGCTGATTTCGGAAGGATTCTCGTTAACGGATGCTGGCGGTGGTGTTGCTCCGATGAGTTCGTCTTCCCATCCTCGCTGGTTAAGGAAGGTTTGGAAGTTCTTTCTGAACTGCTTGTCTGGCTTTGAGATTACATAGAGAGGTATGTACTCTAAAGCTGCCTTGCGGTCTTTCTTGCTCATGGAGTTCCACTTTCTCTCTAGCTTTTCCTTGCAGCCCACCTTCTTGTCGTACCAATCCCATGCACGCTCAAAGGTGTATTCATCTTTGACTTGCTTGGGAGGGGCAGTTACCTTGTAGCCATTCTCTTTTAGAAGTTGGATGGCTTGTTTGATTTCATCTGTCATAGTTCACCATTTAAATAATTGTCGATTGCTTGAATAAATTCATCTATAGAGCGGATGATGATGTACTTGCCACCATGCCGTTCTACTTCATGCTGGAATACCTTCTGTTCGGGTTCCTGCTGTCCTTTTGGTGTTTTGTTTTCGATGCAGAGGAAACCGTACTGGGAGGTGCGCTTCAGAAGTAGCATATCAGATACTCCTGCCTTCATACCTTCTTCTTTGAGCCATGCGGCTTGTCGGGTAGTTCGCTTGCCACCATTAGGAACGGCAAAGAAGACACCTTCAAGGTCAGGATATACCCCACGGATATACCTGACCTCTGCGGCTTGCAAGTTGTGTTCATCGTAGGATGAACGCTTGCGTATCTTCTTGCCTTCCTGCTGTAGCTTTGCTTTGATTTCAGCGTAGCTTGCCATTACCAATCAGTTGAGTAAAGGTCGTTGAGAGATTCTTCACCCATCAAGCGGATGGCTTCCTTGGTAAGTTCTTGCGACTTGAAGTAAACACTCGCTTTGTTCAATCTTCTTGTGTACATTTCGATAAATGTATCACCATCTTTATTGATATTCCATTTTTCATCGTCTCTGTCGAAGTTCGGTTTCCAGTCACCATTGAGATACTTGGCGATGTTCATCAACTTGTTGAATGCAATCAAACGTTTTGCCTGAGCCGCGCTTACGCTGTTGTCAATATCCTTATAGGAGCACACGTCTGCTGTTGATAACTTAATACTTTTACCACTAACAAAGTACACCTTTTTGTTCAAGTAGAGTTCTTTGAGAATATCATCATAAGTGATAGGATTGCCTTCCTCGTTGTTAGGAACATTTTCATGTTCCGTCTTCTGACGAACCATCAACTTACCTTCCTCATCGAAGAAGAACTGGAGGTTATCAGGGATAGGGTACTCTACTGCCGAACCATCAGCAGGAATGCGCAACTTAGATAGGGTTGCCTTTCCGTTATTGATGTTGGTAACGTCCTGATTGCTGATGCCTTCTGCATGAATATCAGGAGTCTTTTCCTCGGCATTCTCTGCCATTTTCTTTGCAATCATATCTACACCTTTGCCAACGATTGCTCCGAAAAGCATCTGTGCAAATGGTGGTAACTCTGGGTTGTTGTTGCGCTGGCGGCTATTGCGTCTGTTGTTGCGCTTGTCGTTTCTACGTGTCATATCAACTATAATTTTGTAAAATGTTATTAAACTCGTCTTCTGTAACACCATCTGCATAGAGTATCGTGAGGATGGTGTCTAAGACTCTACTATATACTTCATTGAAGGCTGGCTCATCCATCTTGGCGAAGGAGATAGACTTGGCTCTCTCCAAGAACTTCTGTCCGTTGAGGTCGTAAAGCGGTTCGCTGAATCCTGATGTTATCAGAAGCTGTTCTCGGAATGTGTCTATAGAACGTAGGTTTGTGCGCTGCTGCTCTGTGAGACAATCCCATGCTGCTCTGATAAGGGAGAAGAACTTGCGGTGAAACTTAATGTTCCTTGGTCGAACTATGTTTGCCTTGACGATGGAACCAACCTTTATCTTTTTCATTTCCTCGTAATCATCATCCGTGTAGGGGCGAAGACCAGTGGAGGTTCTTACTAGATGGATTTCCATACCTTATATATTATTGATTTGGGGCAGGGAAGGGAAGACCCTGCTGCTGACCACCTGCATATTGAGTGTTCTGCTGAATAGGTTGACCGCTTGCGTTAACCTGAGGGGGAAACTGCTGTGGCTGGCTCAGAGGTATTGGCTGCTGCTGTGGTTGGTAATACCCACCAACTGGCTGAGGTGCTGCGTTAATCTGACTCTGAACGAGCTGACCCTGCTGCTGACCATTTGGTCTTTCCACCTTCCAGCAGTCCAACTGATTGAACCAACGTCCTTCCTTAGACTGGCGTGCCTTCAATCCGATGTGGGCGGTGATGATTTCTCCTAACTGAATGTTGAACTGCTGCAACTTGTCTGAGCCATATACCGAGATAACGGCTCTTGAAGGGTACTGCTCGTTCAACTCTTCGATAGTGTACTCACAAGAACTCCATTGAGTTCCGTTTTGGGAAGTTCCCATCTGAACTTGCCCTGCTGCAATAATTTTACCAGTAAATTTAACGTTCATATCTATACTTAATTAAGTTTGATTCTTATTGATGGCTTGGTGGTCGTTTCCTTTAGATAGTGCTCGTAGTGGTCAGGCTCCGTGTCCTTGAACAGCTTCGTGTCGAAGGTTTTCTTGGTGGTAGCTGCTACATAAGAGTAGGAGGCGAACTGAGTCTTGACGGATTTCTGCTTGTTGTCTTCCATCATCTTCATTATCTTTTCCTTCAACTCATCCTGCTTAATCTTCAGGGCATCCACACGAGCGGTTACTAATCTGAACTCCTGCTCTAGGGCAGAGAACTGCTCAGGAACTTCCACCTTATACTGATACTCTGCATCATCAGCGAGATAAGCGTTGATTAAATCGTCAATCTGATAATCAGCTACCCTTTGGAGTGGCTGGAACTTGCTCTGTCCGTTCTTGAACCACATACAGACAATCTCCTTCACCTTCAAGTCAGGATTCTGCTCCTCGAACCATTTTGCATAGATGGATAGCTGGAGAGATACATTGTCGTAGTGAAGGGTGGCGGTGGTCTTGTAATCTACCAGATAGATGTTGCCTTCGTTGTCGGCAAAGATTCCATCAATGGCAGATGCAAAGTTCTCACCATCTGTAACAAGATACTCGGATGCTACATAGTGTAAATCGTATGCGACTAACATACTATGGAAGGCTTGAAGCTCTTCCGTAGGATTTGGGTACTGCTTGATGTCGGCATCGAAGATGGAACAGAAGGTTTCAAACGTATTGTGGATAAGACTTCCTCGCTCTGCTGCCTTCATCAATACTGCCTCAGGAATATTCTTGTAGGTGTCGGGGAAGGCTTTCTTGATGAGCGTTCCCGTTACTCCTTTCAGTTCCTTCTTGCCGATGAAGTACTGATGAGACTCCTCAATGAATGTGACTTTTGGCACATTCAGGCTGATTTTCTTTGTTGTTTCTGTCATATTATTGTAATCCTAATTCTTTCTTCTTAGCTGATACTGCTTGCATGAACTGAGGGTTGACGGTGAGCGGCTTGTATGTTTGAACTACCCATATCAGATTGTCTTTTGTGACACATCTGCTCAGGTAAACCAATCCTTCGTTCAAGTCATTCGGATGAAACGGTGATGTAGCTGTCTGCTGAGTCTGTGTCTGTTGCTGCGCTTTCTGATGTTGTCCATCGTTGGCGGCATCTAAATCCTGATTATCATCAATGGCGAACAGACCGTTCAAGGCATACTTTCGAGCGTAGGAGGAGGATGCTCCAGTAATCTGACTGCCATCCATACCTTTCTTGGTTTCCTCTTCTCTAGCCCAACCATTGGTTGTTTCACACTCGCCCTTCTCGTTCTTGATGGTGGCAGTTGCCTTCACGTAGATGCGGTTGCCTATCAAGACTACATCATCGCTGATGATGAGCGTACATTTCTGCTTGGCGAGTAAAGGCTTGACAGCTTCAAGGATGTCTTCTGCCTTGCGATACTTGTAGCCACCGAATTTGTTGAACTGACTCTTCGGGGCTTTCAGTTCTGATTGAATTGCGATAAGTTCTTTCATATCTTATATGTATTAAGTTGTTATTGATATTTCCATTCATAGCGGCTGCATCTGTAGCCACCATCTGGGTTCTTATTCGGGTTGTCACACATGGTCGAGAAGAGACAATCGTGACAACTATTTGCTTTATATCTCATATTGTATGGTTTAAATGTTCAAATTAAAAATCCCCACGGTTCTCACGAATGGTGGGGCGAGTTATTTTATTTTAGTTTAACCTGAGCGGTCGCTACCGCATCGAAAATGTAATCTGTATGAAAGACACTAATATGTCAATATTTGCAATTTCCTTAATAAAGGAGGGGCAGTTAAATGTAATGATAAAAACTGCCACCTCCGTGGAGCGACATCTATACAATCTTGCCGGATGCAGAATCGCTCCTTGGTTCCCTTCTGCATTCATGGAGGCTTAGGACTCCCAGCACTAGTAATCGCACATATTGTGATATATCTGATTTCTATAAAATAACCAATTATAACTATTGAACCGAATAGAAAGAAAGCGTGCTGGCTGCATTAGAACCGATTTGTAGTTGTGCGCTCCTACCTTTAGATGCGACCTTATTATATAAGGGTCACGGCATCAGGTCTGCTTCTTCACAAGTGAACTCCAAGTTTTTCCAAATTCCACCTATCTGGTGTATGTACTCGCTTGCCACTTCCACGTCTAAGCACCATCTGTGGTTAATGATGCTCCTTTTGGGTACGTGTACCTCTCTAGGAAGGTTTATCCTATCCGATACTAAGCCTTGGAATCGGGCTATATGGGGCGCAAGGTGGGACTCGAACCCACGACCTCGAAGGGGGAGAAACCTTCATACTCTACCAACTGAGTTACTTACGCTGGGTAAAAACTTAAAACATGTAAAATTATAACGACAAAGTTATAGTGGAGACTGGGAGTAGCAAACTCCAAAAAACCTCTGCTGTTTTCAATGACTGAAATATTATAAGACTTAACACACTAATAACTTAATACTTAACTATTCTTGTAAGGTTCAGTCTCCATATATCCTACTTGCCTACTTCCTTGAAGTAGGAGTGAATTTCCTTAACGGCAACAGCGAAAGCTATTACGCTGGCTACCAACATTACATCTGCTATCATAAGTTTATCTGTTTAATGGGTAAAACAATAGGCTGCTGCCTCTGATTTCAACTCTGCCATGCTCTTTCTACGATTCTGAGTCATCCACTCTTCCAACTCGCTCTTCTTGAAGTAGAGTCGGTTGACGTTTGGTTTATAGCAAGGAATGATGCGGTTTCTGACGTTCTCTCTCACTCCTCTAACCGTCATACCAAGAATGATTGCAGCTTCATTAATGTTGAGCACATTCTTTGCAGCTATGAGCGAATACTGCTCTATGCGGTCTAGCTGCTCTTTAATCTCTGGGTCTACCATAATTATACCTCCTTTTTAATAGAACATGACCTTATCGGTCTCAACTCCTCCGAACTCATTCAGGGCATCATGCCTGATGCTTTCGGATTGCTTGCTCTGACTTCTAAATGCAAGAGCGTTGAAGATTGTTTCTCTACAGCAACCATATCGCTCAGCAAGTTTTTTTCGTCCTTCAAGCGAAACTTTGATAATTTTTATCTTTTTTACTTGCATATCTTAATTTTTTATTGTACTTTTGCTTCTAACAATTAAGCAACTTGTTGTTTACGAGTGCAAAGATACTCTTTTCCGAGTAAACTACCAAACATTTTCTCGAAAAAGATTAACCCTTTAAGATTAATTAGTTAACATTTATAAATGTAAAATGTATGGAAGCGACTATTTATCAGAGAGTTAAGTTGGTTTTAGAGGATAAGTCTATTTCCGTTAATGCTCTCTCTAAACAGATTAATGTGGCGCAAGCTACTTTAAATCCTCAGTTAAGAGGTGATAGAACTTTAGCTGCCAATATCGTGGAGAAGATATTGACTGCCTTTCCTGACGTGTCTGCTGAATGGTTGATGCGTGGGATAGGTACTATGTATAGTAACCAAGATGCAGATGATTCTTCTTATATGGTTGCTGAGACTCCTCATCATGAAGAACCTAAGATAGAAGAGTCTCATCAGGATGATTCTGTTTGGAAGGCGAAGTACGAGGAATTGGAGAAACGCTACGACCAGCTATTGTCTATCTTGGGCGGTGGCATGAGAAAAGCAAATGTAGGATAATTAAAATGTGGTGGGTATGTGGTTTCTTCATATGTTAGTTATGTTTGTCTCGCTCATGCTATTTATGGCATGGATGGTAGGCGTGTGTGATTCCCTTCAACATGGTAGGTTCTTCAACTGGCTATGCGAAAAGAAGTGGATGGTTATTCCAGTAGCCCTATTGTTGTTGATATTTGTCGCTAGGGTATGGTATGTTATAGCATTTGATATTCAAGATATAGTTAACTACATCTTTGGGTTATGCGGTTGCAGTCCTATAGATTTAAAGAACTTTGGATAATGGAATATATATTAGGTATCATTGTGATTCTGTCTTTGTCGGCTGTTGTAATATGGTCTATCCTTCATAGTTCTAAGGAGGAAAACGCAAAGCGTGACAAAGAATTTATTGATAGGATAAGAAAGAGTGCTCTAGAACGCAAACCTTCTATCTGTATTGAAGTTGATGGGTGTAAGATAATGCTTAAAGAGGATTTCATAAAACAAGAGTGGTACAAGACCAAAGAAGGAGGAATACCTATACGTGGTCAATATGAACCAGCAGTACATTTTCTGAAACGTGTTGACGAATATCGCAAAATGAAGGCTGAGCAGAAAAGGCACTATGATGAGGAGTTAGCACGAAAGAAACAGAGTATATTGGGTAGATGTCCAAAGGCTCCTTTATCAAAGTCCGAGTATGAAGCTGGCGAAATATTAAAGAATTACAATGGATAATTGTAATTCAGTACTTGTGTGTTTATTTAAATGAGTGAGATATGAAGAAGATTTTATGCTTTATAATGCTTGTCTTGCTGCTGGTATCATGCAGCAAGGATTCTTATGACGAATTTTCTGCTAACTATATAGAGGTAAATGGAAACCGATTGCAAGTTAACTATTTGAATATAGATGGTGGGTATTTTACAATAGGCTCGTCTGTGAATAATCACATCAATGCTATATGTGTAAATTATAAACATTCATTTAGCGATATTGACTATAATAAAAAAGTGTATTTCTCGGACGCGATTGATTGTATTGAATTTGTAGATGTTGTAAAAGAAAACTTGTCTTATCAGTATCGAAATCTAAAAGAGTTTTCAAGTGATAGCTATTATTGTATAGAGAAAGAGGACAATGGCATGTATCGTGTTGATGTAAATATCAAAACCTCTCAACATTCAGTAAAGATTAAATATCTTGGTAAAAGAGATAACTAG